TTTTTTTTTAGCTGCGTCAACAACTCTCAAGACCTCGATGGCATCCAAGTCCTTGATATAGTACAACCAACGCCAGTAAGCCCAGTAGAAGAAGCGCAGCTTCCAAAAATTATTAAGAAGAACGATGGCGCACAGCTTTACGCCGCGCTTCCACTCGTCTTCCTCATTCGCTGTGACGTGCGAAAACTTTCTTATCGCACCTCGTTTAAGCCAACCGATTTTGCGCTTTTTACCCATGAACACTACCGCTTCGGGTTCCGCCTCCAATACGCTGTCAAGAGCTTTCTGCAACTCGTCACTGGGCTGTTCCATCTTCTTTTCTTCCATGTTGTTTTCTTGATGTTAAGTCTTGTAAAAACAAAAGCGGAAAACCGCGGCCCTTGATAAGTCCGCCGCTTTCCGCTTCATGTTTAGATGAATACCGCTTTCCGCTGTTAAGCTGCCGCCTTTGTAAGCCAAGCGATGCTCTTCTTGCCTGCGCCCTCGATAGAACCAGAGAACTTGAACGCAACAGGCTTGGTGCCAGTGTCGTCCCACTGCAAGGTGGCGTAGAGGGCGATGTTGGTGATGACCATGACGTTTGTCTTGGTATCGTCAACGATTGCGATTGTGCCCTGAATCTTGAACTTCTTAGGCTCAAGAGCAACGCCGGTAAAGCCAGTTGTCGCGTCGAGGTCTGTATCGCCGGTCTTCAAAGTAACCTTTGTAAGGTCGCTCACCGCATCGTTGCCGAACATCGCAGCGAGCAAATCCTTCGCCTTTGACGGAACAACGAACTCAACGTTGAAGTCGCCAAGCTCGGAGGTTGTCGCCCAGTCGCCTGTAAGACCGATAACCTTGTAGTGGTTGATAGTCGGGTCTTCCATTGTCGCTTTCAGTGAGTCAACCTCAACAGGCAGTTCGAGGTCTGCTGTAATGTCGAGAGTAGGCTTGCTGAGGTCTGTGATTGCCTTAGCATACAAAAGTGTCTTAGGGCCTACAAAGATGTCCTTCAACTCTTCGATTTTCTTCATTGCCATAATTTAATACTTTTTTAGTTAAACCTTATTTTGTGTTATTTGGTTCTTAAAAAACCTTGCACTATCGTTACTGAGAAACCGTCGCCGTCGTCCGTTTGCAGAGTGACGCGAGGCTTGGTCACGATGATGTTGTCTGTTGAGATTGGAAACTTTGTCATTACCGCACTGACCTTCTCGGATACCGCAAACACGTTTAACGTATTGGGGTTCCTGGCGGATGCCTTGTCTCGGACATATATCTCTATCTGCGCGGTAGTCGTATAGTCGTTGAAACTGCCGTCGTCGTTCATCTCATTGTTGTAGATGCTCGACGGGAAAGACACAACGATATAGCTGTCGGGCCTGTCGCAGACAGACTTCGGTCGGTTTCTCGCATAGACCTTGTCGCAAATGCCTTTTACGGCGTTGCCGACATCATAATACATGTCTTTTATACTCATCGTTACGTATACTTTGATAATGTTGAAATCGACTTCACGTTATCCGCTACCTTAACATGTATTGCGCAGTTCGCAATCGCTACAGCCATGTCGTCCCTTGCCGCACTGAGCATATTGTGGATACGGTTAAGAGCGTCATACTGAGCATACTCCACCGGAACGATACACAACATCTGCCATCTCGCACGGCTCTTGGGCTTGAGCGAGTGTATTCTCGCCATTCCTAAAGTCGGACCATACTGGCCGCCATGTCCTTCCGTTCCGACATACCTGCCAAGGCTTTTCGCATCTGAGCCGTCGTAGTATCTGTCAAGCGGATAAGCCTGTCCTCTACGGAGAGTACGCATCGTCGGGTCTTTACCCTCGGTGGTAACTATGTCTATCAGTTTTCGGTCTTCGTAGATTCCTATGGTAAAGGAGCGGTAGGTATTGCCGGTGATATTCCTCATACCTACCTTCTCTTCATAATCTTGCACGCTCGCACATATTTCACGAGCCGCTCGATGCAGCAAATCCCTCATGGTTCTGCTCGATATTACCCTAACGGCAGATGCCACGGTAGCCCTAAACTGTTCTCCCAAAGAATCCCTTTTTGCCATAACGCCAAATCATTAATTTATCAAAGGCTCATAAAGCCACCCAAAAGGCTCAGTAAGGCCCAGCCCATACACCTCAACTCCTAAACCCTCCTAAAGTCCCAATAAACAACAGTTCTATTATTGTCAGGCTCGCAGTCCTTCACCATTCCGACCTCGGTGTTGTTGCCGACCGTTGCGTAAATCATGTCACCGTCAAGAGGACATCTGCCAGCATCCCATTCGTCATATCTGACAGGAATTGATGCCTTCCTCTTGTTCTCGTCAACATTCTTGCCGCCCTCGGTAGTCGTATCGGTATAGCTGCGGCCCTCGCCTTCGTAGATTACAATCTCCGTATCCTCGCCGACCTTTGCGTCGTCATCCGCGAACGGGTCGTTCTCGTCCGCCTTGCCGACAAGCACCCTGACGATTTTTATCGTGTGAGGGTATCTCGGGTTCCTGATATTTGCCTTTCTCATACATCCTTATTTTATAATGTGAGGAAGCGGACAGCCGAACGCCGAAATGTCGGCACGCTTCACGCCATGAGAGGTTATTCTGAACGACGACTTCTTCTTTAACATCGAACCTGGCTCAAGCTCCGCATAGATTGCGTTGGCTTCCGCCTTGATCTCAGCACGGTCGCGCTCCGACATTTCAAAACCACCTTCCGTATGGCTCCATCCGTTATCGGAGTCGGAAGTGTTGTTCATCTTGCTCGGGCCGAGAACAAGCCATTTTAGAATGTCTGCATAGGCAAGGCGAACATCGGCGGGATTGGCGTCTACATACGCCATGTTTCCGTCCAGCGCTCTTTCAATGAGGATTGTACGCACCGTGTCCTCGGGTATGCTGAAACGTACCTTGCTGAACAGTGCGTCCTCCAGTGTGTGAATTTTATTGCCTTTATCCATAATGCCTATCCTGTCGTTAAATTCAGAGATTGTTTACGCTATCCGTCCAAGTGCAGCCGATTGCAGCTACAGGAGGACGGATAGCTTTTATGTTTAGGCAGCTACGCCTTCGCCCTTCTTGGTGATGTCGATAATCCAACGATACGGGAAGTCGAGCATCGCCGGTACTGCGGCAAACATGAGGTCGGTATGCCACTCCATGTAGTCACCGTTGGCGATTGTAGAGTTGCAGAGCAGACCGAGACCCTTGTTCGTCTGCGCGAACACCTTCTGAACGATGTTGTTTCCGTACTTCTCGAACATCGGCTTGTCAGCAACCTGCTTGCGCTCGTACTCGAAAGCATTACCGGCAGGACGGAGAACGACGATGTTGTCATCCCAGCCCTTAACCTTGACAACCGAGCCGTCGAACTTGAGGTTGCGCTCCTCCTCGTCGATAATCTCGATGCGTGAGATACCCTGGATGTCGGCGAACGCCTTGAGGAACATCTCTGTGTTCACGCCGTAGTCCTCAACATAAGCAACATAGTGGGCCTTACACCAGTTGATGTACAGCTCCTTAATCTGCTTGTTACCAAGGAAGGTGTTGTAGAAGGTGTCGTAGGTCATCTGCCATACGAGGGCAAGGCGGTTCTGACCGAACTCCTTGCGCCACTCGCTCTCAATCTTGCGCATCTGTTCGAGGATGTTGCAGTCTGCGTTAGCCCATTCGAGCTTGCCGCACTTTCTGAAATTCTCCTTCGGAATCGGCACCTTGTGAAGCGGAATCTGGATACCGCGGGCGATGCCTGTATAGTCAAGCTCGCCGGTTGTAGCCAGCTTTGCCACCATGTAGTTCATGGTCATGTCGAGAGAGTCCATCAACTCCTGGGTGTCGTTGCGCCACTGCTTTACGAGGTCGCGGTCGTTACCAAACTCCTCAAACTGCTTCTCGCGGTAGTTGCGCTCCTCTGCGGTTTCCTTGAAGCCGTCGGTAATGAAGTCGGGAATAGTGGCAGAATAAACTGCCAATGCACCCTTGTCCTTCTGGAATGAACCTGCGAGCGGAGCACGGAGGTTGGCGAGCGTTGCAGCGTGCAAAGCGGATGCCTCCACTGAGAATGTAGCCACGCCCTTATGGTTGGTAGGCGTGAGGTCGGGCGCGATAGTACCTGCGTGAGATACCAGCCGTACTTTACATGGAAGATGTCCTTCGTGTCGATAAACTTCTGCAAGTATCTTGTATTCTCGGGGTCGCTGAAGAAACGCGCCTTTCGGGAATTATTAAAATCAAACTTTGGCATATCTTTTCGTTTTTGTGTTGTGTGTTTTTCCGATTAGTTCTCTGCGTACCACCACTCTGCGTAGCGGCTCTTGTTCATCGCCTCTACAGCCGGTGGGATCGGACTCATGCGTGACTTCCACATAACCACGTCAGTGCCGAGCAGACAGAAGTCGTTGAGGTAGCGCGGAGCATAGAACTTGTCACTGCCGGCAAGTGTATGGAACGGCATGTCAACGTCGCATGGAGCGAAGCAGTTCGGGTTTGTAACCATAGCAGAAACAGTTGCGCCTGCCTTTTCCGCCTCCACGAGAACCGTACCGACGGTAAGGGAGCCGAGAGTTTCTGCGAGTGTAACCTTCCAAACATCCTTGCCGTCCTGCACGTCATTTTCAACCGCAGTAACGAGCACGCCTTTACCCTTTGTCTTGAAGTCCTTCGGGCCAACCATGAGATTGTCACCCACAAACGGAATGTGGTGATAGCCGTCGCGTGTGATGTAGATGGCTGTATCCGCAGCAGCGGTGGTAGCCTTAGCCACCTCATAGCTCTTGAGCACCTTGATTGTGCCGCCGCTGTTGTCCGCAAAACCGAGGCTGTGCTCGATGAGGTCGCCGGCATAAATCTTGGCTGGGCCAGGGAACGGGTTTTTCAGGACACCGCCAATCGGAGGGCGACGGAACGCTTCCTTAACGGCGCCAGGCAGGTCAACAAACACATGACGCTGACCGCCGATAGTCATTTCTGACTGCAAGATTACAGCGCCGGTAGCATTGACTGCACCCTGCGCCATCATCTGTCCGTAGTAATCCTTGTTGTTATCCATAACTTTTTACCTTAAAAATTAAAATGTTTACTTCCCTTGCGGTTCGATGATGTCAGCCCACTCGTCGTCACGGATTGTCTTGCCGCCGCCAGAAGAAGAGCCGCTACCCTTGTGCGGTATCGCGGTGTTGCCTGTAGCACGCTTGAAGTCGGTAGTGTAAATACCCTCTGCCTTTGAAACCAGGTCGATTACATCGGCATCCTTGTCGGGGATTTCAAGTTTGGAGATTGCTGTGTCAAGAAAGAAATCGTTAAGTTCGAGCTTTGCCTTGTCAAACTTATCCTTCAAGCCCTTTCTGACCGCTTCGATTGTAGCGGCTCTTGATGCCTTCTTGTCGCGCTCCTCGTTAGCCTTTTCGAGGGCTTCGAGCTTTGCGAGCAGCTTGTCGTACTTGTCGTCAGACTTGTCTTCCTCTTCCTTCTTGCCGTTGCGCTCCTCCTCTTCCTTCTTCTTGCGTTCAGCTTCCTCTCTGCTTTTCTTAATCTCGTCAGAGACATTCTTGTGCAGATTGCCGTCCATGCGCTTGAGTCGGTTTGCCACCTTGGTGACTATCTTGGCGTTCGCAGCCTCGTCGTCACCAAATTCGTCCAGTACATCATTAAGTTCTTCGTTAATGGTCTTCTGGCTAAGTGCTTTGAACTTGGTGGTATCAACCTCCTTGTTCACCAATGAAAGCAGTTCTTCTACTGTCATATATAAAAGTTTTTGTGTTGGTTTTCGGTAGTTCTTCTACCGTTAATGTATAAATATACGTTTTTCTTTCGCAAAAATATGAATAAATATACAATTAACCAAATATTTTCGATATATTTGCATAAATATTTTGTATATATATGCAGAAAAGTTGTTTTTCAGGGTTGAAATTGGATAACGGAGAGCCTGTTTACACTCAAGAGTACATTCAATCACTAAGAGATAAAGACAAGAAGCATCCCGACAGGTTGAAGATTATCGCTCAACGTGGCGGACAGGAGCGTATGCTTGCCATTGATGCTGATATTAAGATAGTCGGAGGCTCGCGAGGAGGCCCGCTCGATGAGAATACGATGGTTTTAACGTCCAGGGGTTTCGTTAAAATCAAGGAGCTGAAATATGGGGATACCGTAATCGGTTCGGACGGGAAAGAACATCGTGTTTTGGGACTCCTCGCTTATCCGAAAAGAGATTGTTACGAGATTACACTATCCGACGGAGCGAAGATAACTTGCTCTGACGACCATATTTGGAACGTTTACATTGACGGAAGCAGACGGTGTATGCCTCATCTCGCTTGCGAGATTGAGAAATATATCGCCGACGGATACGACATAACCATTCCGTGCGTCAAGCCAGTGGAATTTGATGAAAGCTACGGACTCGCTTCTATCAGTGAAAGAATGTCTACACTCGAAAGACTTATCAGTAATACGGGAAGAAAGAGCGGCGAGTATTGGTGCAAAAAATACCGCACTTCCAAGCAGGCTACCGACTTTAAGTATTTGGTTGATAGTTTAGGTTCGGTGTGTTATGTGCGGAAAACAGCGAAAAAGAAATGGTCGGTAAGGTTCAATTACAAGAAAAAGGAACTTGTAAGACGTATCGTAAGCTGCAAGAAAATCGGAAAGAGGAATTGTTGTTGCATTGCCGTAGACAACCCGGATGCACTGTTTGTAGTCGAAGACTTCATAGTCACCCACAATTCCAAGTCCTTCTCTTCTCTCATGGAGGTACTGAAAGATATTAAGAATCCAGACTTCCATGCAACAATCCTGCGTAACGAGAAGGATGACCTTCAGTCGCTTGTAACGGACTCGTACAAGCTCTTCTCGCAGTTCGGCACATACAACAAGTCGCAGAATGATATGACATGGAACTTCACCAACGGAGGATGGCTAAAATTCTCATACTACGCAGGCTCGTACCAGGACTTCAAGACCCGCTTTCAGGGCCGTCAGTTCGCATACGTGTGCATCGACGAAGGAACCCAGTGTCCGTACAAGAAGTTCAAGTATCTGCTTACCAACAACCGTAACGCCTCGCAAATCCGCAACCGCTTCTGGATAACGTGCAACCCTGATCCTGAGTCGTGGGTGCGCAAATTCATAGACTGGTGGGTAGACGAGGACGGATACATTATCCCCGAGCGTGACGGAGTCATACGCTACTGCTTCATGGATGGAGATACTCCCGACTCAATCTATTGGGGAGATACGCGAGAGGAGGTTTACGAACAATGCGGAGGTATCATAGATAAGCTGTGGAAAGAAAGCTATGCCGAACTCGGATATACCAAGCTCGAAATGTTCATCAAATCCGCCACGTTCATTCGTGCCGACGTATCGGAAAACATCAAACTTATCTCTACCGACGCGTCATATCTCGCCAACCTTGCACAGCAGGACGAGGAGCAACGTATGCGCGACCTCGAAGCCAACTGGAACTGGAAGTCCGCGGGCGACGATATGATAAAAATGGCAGACCTCGAAGAGATATTCGATAATGCCGTACAGGTGGGAGATGGGGTGCGGCGCGCATCCGCCGACATTGCCTTCACCGGCGGCGACAACTTTGTGATGTGGCTGTGGGAGGGATGGCACTGCAAAGACCTTGTAGTAATGCGACTCGACTCTCAAACGCTCGTGTCTGCGGTGCAGGCGAAGCTGCGTGAATGGGGAGTGGAGGAGTGCAACTTCACTTACGACTTGCAGGGTATCGGTCAGTATTTCAAAGGTTTCTTTGTCGATGCCGTACCGTTCAACAACCAGGCAGCACCTGTCGCTATGACACACCAGGAAGAAAAGGGCATCAAGTTCCTGTACAAAGACCTTAAATCACAATGCGCCTTCCTGTTCTATAAGATGATAAAGGAAAAACGAATCTCGATAGAGTCTTCGCTGCTTGAGCGCAAGTATTCGGGAGACGGATTTGACAAGGTGCCGCTGCGTCAGATTTTACAGAAGGAGAGAAAGATGCTGCGCCGCGACGACAACAGCGACGACAGGGGCTTCAAGCTGCTGCCTAAGAAGATGGCTAAACGCTATGTAGGACACTCGCCCGACTTCTTCGAGTCATGGCTGTACATAATGATTTTCAGCTTAACTAAAAAGAAACACAAAAAGATAAAAGGACTATGGATGCTTTGAACAATGTAAAGGACGTGCGGGAACTGCTCGTCCGAAAGCCGTTTTACGAAGTGACCCCGAAGGGTTATATGAAACACGGAATTATCGACCGGGAGTTTTCCGAGAATGAAGACCCTTGTATGCCTGCGGATGTGCTGTACCGCAACATCAAAACACAGCAGGACTTCTTGCGCGAGTTCTATCCGTCAGGGCACAGGATTTGCGACCCGCAGCAATATCCCGACATCTGGAAGAAGAACCCCGAGACTGGACTTTGGTGCGTGCAGAAAATTCAGCGCACCGCGTTTGCCTTCCAGCAGGTGATTTGGACCAAGCACGTTCTTCATGTGACTGGTAATGACATTCAGTTCGAGCTTGCGGAGGGAACCGAAGAAGGTGGCGAAGAGAAACTACAAGAGCTGCTCACGAAATACAGGAAGGGATGGCTCATGCACGATATGGAAATACGCTTCTTCGAGGCGGTATCCGCATATATGAAGGTTGCAGACTGTGCCATTGTAGGCTATTTCGACGGCGACGGCAAATTCGGAACGAGAACGCTCTCGTTCGACCGTGGCGACATGCTGTTTCCGAGATACGACCCGCTTACCGGCGAACTGATTGCGTTTGCACGCAAGTATGTGGACTACGACGAGGAAGGAGAGGAGCGCATCGAGTGGGTTGAAGCATGGGATAAGGAAAAGTTCTTCCGCTTCAAGAAGGATTTGTCTGGAGGAGCTGCGAGAAATGCCATTAGAAAGGTCGCGTCTATCTTCGGTGCGTCCGAATATGTCTGCGTCGAAGAGAAACGACACGGTTTCCCGTTCATACCTGTAGCATACGCCCGCAACGAGGACGGCCCTTGTTGGTCTGCCGTACAGCGCAACATCGAGGATTATGAGGAGGCGTTCTCGTATCTCTGCGAGAACAACAAGGCGTATGCCTTCCCGATACTTACGCTTACAGGAGAGGGCGATGAGATTGAGATAAAGGGAGACACCAACGGCGCTGCTAAGACGATCATGATTACCGACACGGACGGCAGGGCGGAGTTCCTCAACGGCACGGACGCGTCAAACGCCTTCGCTACACAGCTCAACAAGTCTTATGACCTTATTTACGAGCTTTCGTTTACCGTAAAGCCACCCGAACTCAAATCGGGAGACCTGCCTGGTGTTGCAATCAAGCTGCTGTATTCTCCGGCCCTCGAAGCTGCCATGAACGACGCGCAGAGATTGCAGCCATTCCTCGACCAGTTGGTGCGTATAACTAAGTTTGGCATCGGAACGGAGAACAACTGCATGGCCTCAATGGTTGCACTGCCGGTCAATGCGTGGATTGAGAGTTATATCCATCAGAACGACACTGAGCTTATCACCAACCTGGCCACTGCGGTTCAGAACAAATTCCTCTCGAAGCAGACTGCTTCTGAGCGCAATTCCAAGTTCTCGAAGAACGACGAGTTTACTCGTATCATGCGCGAGCAGAAAGAGGAAGACCAGCAGGACTTGCTCATCGACATCCAACGCCAGGAGGCGCAGGTCGAGAACAACATCGAGCAGGAGGAAGCGCTTGCAAAAATTAACAATCAGCAGTCGGGAAGCGATGTTAATACAGGTCGCGGCAAGAAAGGTAGGCCCAGAACCGTAGATACGGATCGTTGGGGTAACAGAAAAGATGGCTCTGAACAAAATTGGGCTGACTGGAACAGTAAACATTAAAAAATACTGCATAAAAATACGAATAAATGGATAATGTGAATTTATGGAGTCACGAGAATACGCACTTAACAGAACCAAAGCGCAGATAGCCTGCGAGTCGCGCGTACAGAAGCGGCTGTTTAAGGTTGCCCGTGAGATAGTGTCGCTCGCTTCCAAATACAGGAGGGGAGCGACACTGACAAACGAGAATGGGTTTATTGCAGCCTCACAGCGCATTGCGTTAGGCGTTGCTGACGGAATAGAAAATGACATTGCAGTCTGTGCCAAGACTGCGTGCTCGATATTGAATATCGGCACGGAGAGCACGGAAGCCTTTCTTGTGTCAAAGGTGTTCGGCAGGACATCAATGGAGCGAACCACCAGTTATCTGAAAAACTTTGCGGAGGACATGGTGCGTATGTGCAAGGCCGGCGTATTGATGAAATACACTGACTCGCAGCTCATGTCCGCAATACGTACTGGATATAAAGACCCGTACACCACGTCCGTAATCACGAAGGCAAGAAAGGAGGATATAAACATCGCCACGCCTTCATACGGCAAGGGCGTATTTCATTCGGCGTATCAGAATATCGTCCGCAACGCGCGACAAATGGTCGCCGTCGCATGGGGCAGAGCCGAACAGCAGTACGGCAAGGAACATGGGGCGATAGGCTACTACATCTTTCGAGGAAGTTCGTATCCATGCGCGCACTGCGATGATGAGACGACGTATCTGCACCACTTCGGAGACCCGTTCCCACCGCTGCACTATCGGTGCGTTTGCTATGTTAAATTTGTTTACAAAAAAGAGGAGGAGTAATTATGTCAGAATACACATTGTCTGCCTATATGTACAAGTTGAAAAAGCAGTACAACATGGCGGATATTTCATATCTTATATATGCCGACCTGCGTGCGGCAGGTTGGGGTAAAGGCGACGCATGGAATGTAGCTTCCAAGGCCAGGGCCTAAACTGGGCCAAAGCTGAACTGCTTCGCGAGATTGAGAAGCTCGAAGCACTCGACTCAGTTCAGGCGCGCATCGCGGATGTACAGGGCACAAACTCGCCCAGGAACGACGAGATAACCGCGGAGGAACTTGCAAAGGAGACTTCAAAGGAATCCATCCTGCGCAAGCTGGTGGCTGCTGAAAAGAAAGCCAAGAAAGGCTCTCCTGACTGGCTGAAGATTGTGTCGCTTGAGGCGGACTATAACAAAATCAAGCAGGATGAGATAGATGTGGAGAACAATACGGTTCACTACTATGTACCAATCAACTATCCCACTTCGTGCAAAAATTGCCTTCTTTATAAAAACAAGAAAGATAAATAAATACAGGAATAGCCTTGCAGTAATCTCTTTGCTGCAAGGCTATTCCTGTTTCTACTTGTACTTCTTGCCGGCAACCTTTTCAAGCGTCGCCATGAACGTTTCTTCAATCAAACTGTCATTAAAGGTCGGCAGAAAAACCTCTTCTGGAAGTGCCTTTCTTTCTGCCGTCTCCATGATGATACGCAGGCCCATTTCGAGAGCATACTTATCTTCGATGATTTTAATGATACACTCTTCCATAACTATCTCTGTTTACTCTTCTTTCTTTGCAGGCAGGTCGTCCTTGATAAAGCTGTATTCCTGCGTCTCTTCCGCGCTCTTCATGTTGGATATGAGGAAGTGCTCCGCAAGGTCTGCTTCCGTGATGCCGTATGTCTCGTAGATAACTCCGCTTGGCGTGCGCTTCTTGTAGAACTTGCAGGAGTTCCACATCACTCTGCCAAACTTTTGCTGTGACGGTATCTCCTTTTCCTCAAGATTGTTATCCTCACAGAACTGTCTGAAGCTGTCATACAGCGTCTTGGCGTTTATCCAAACTGGTATCTCGCCCTTCGTTCCCTTGTCACAGCGTATCTCATACGCCTTTAGCCATGCCAGCACGGGCTGTGTGCCGAGATATGAAAGAATGAGCTGCTTGCGCGAACCTTCCGCAGACGGAAACTGAAACTTACGCTCTCTCAACATACGCTCGCCTTTAAGAACCCAGTTGAACACACCAGAAAGCTCCTCCTTGATAATCTCCGCAGCAAGACGAGGGTTCTGCTTCTCTTTCGGGATGGTAACGTCGAAGCTGACATACTGCAAGCGTCTGATAAAGCCGAGCGTGACATCCTCGGGGAACGGAAGCTCGTTGAGATTGAAGATGAGGTATGGAAGGCTCTTTGACTCCAGTACGTTCTCGCCCAGCTTTCTGTACGGTACAGGCTCGCCGCTTACAAGGCGCTTAAACATACCTGTGTTCTTGCGTCCGAACTTCTTCGGGTCGGAGTCAGAAGACCAGTTGAAGATGGCGTTACGGATAGGGTAGCGCCCTCTCATGCCCTCGTCACCGTCAGCGGTAAGTTCCGCATAGTCCATTTTTGATATGCGGTCTTTGCCGAACAGGGCACACATGACCTCGAAAATAACACTCTTTCCGTTTGCTCCGCTACCGATAAGCATAAGGCACAGCTCTATTTTGTCGGACATCTTTCCTTCATACGGGTTGTATGCGTCACCGCGCTGCACCAAGCCGAGTCCCATGAACATCTGCAAGATGTCACGCGAGTCCTTGTCGGGCAGCACATCAAGCAGAAATCTCTCCCATTTCTTGCACTTCGCTTTCGGATCGAAGTTGTACGGATGATAGTAAGTCACATGATAATGCGGAGAGAATGGCATCGCCGTAGGAGCCACACGCGCAATACCGAAGTCAACGACACCGTTGGCGAACGCCACAACATCGAACTGCGGAACAAGCACGTTGTAGTTCTTGATTGTGTCGATGAACGACTCCTTTCTGATTGTGGAACGACCGAGCACGGGTGCTATGAACAAGTCCTCCATAAGCAACTGGTAAGCCTGCTCCACAACAATCGGCTCCACCACCTCGTATATTTTTCCGTTGAACGTATAGAACGCTCCTGCAAAATATTTTACAGGGCAGTCCTTGGCAAGTTCCCTGATACTCTTGCAAAAGCCCACCAGGAGCCTGTTCCAGCTCTCGCTGTTCACCTTGCCCCAGTCGGTTCTGTACATACCGAAGCCGTACTTCGCGTCTGCACTCAACGCCTTCAACTGCCCGTACAGCGAATCTATCGCCTCACCACTACTTCTTTTCATTCTTCCTTCTCCTTGTGTTTTTCTCTAATTGTGACATCACCTCGCGTCTTTCTGACCCTGCCGCCGTGCAGATAGACGAAAGCCTTTGCCCCCTCTTCGCAATACACTTCCACCTCCGCATTGTCGTACATGTTGATAAACGCTCTCGCAAGGCCGTTTACAAATACAGTCGCCTCGCAGTCATGCCTTACATATATGTCGCCGCAGCTCTTGCCAGAGTAGGTCAGTCCTGCGACGCACTCTCCGTTTAATATCACCGTCGGCTTGTCATCCGCAATCACGTTCTCGTCCACGTACACGCCGTGGTCGTGAATGACATCTCCGAACTCCTTCCGTATCACTTCGCATGACGGAAAGTTGTGCTCTATGCAGAAGTCAATGCCTCTGACAAACTTCTCGACAAGCTCGTCTTTCGACGTGCCGTCGGCCCATTCGTCAGTCCATTGCTGGCACAGACCCAAGCCGACCGCCTCCGACTTCATCTTAGCCGAAAGTTTCTCTGTCTTTCTGTCCGCCATATTTATTTATCGTCATGCTTTGTGTTTCGTTCTATATACTCGCTCATGGCTTTCATCTTTGCCGTCTGGTACTCCGCATCACCGACGACGGTAGTATCAACGAACATGCCGGTAAAGATAGCCTCTGCGTTCTTGCCTTCCGTTCCGTGAGTGCGCCAGTCGCCCTTCTCGTCACGAACCATGCCGAGCGCGTCGATTGCCTCGAACATCGTCGTGCCGATACCGAACTCCACCTTCCATCCGCCGCCGACCGTTTCGACGCAAATGTACGGAAGCGAGCCTCGTGTCAGATGCTTGCGGACATCCTCACGGATACCTTCCTTGTCGCGGAGTTCCTTCAACTCCTGCTTGCTTAGACTGCGCGATTTCTTTGTAACCACAAAATTGCCGCAATATAATTTCTTTCCAAAATCCATATCTATACTTATTTAGTTAAACAATGTTTTTATCCTCTCTAAAGGCATTTCCTTCGCCCATATTCGCATATCAGCGTTGCGTCGCACTTGTTATCGTCTACGTTCTTGCACTTGCTTGTACGCCTAAAATCTTCGGTCGGGAACAGTCGTCTTGCGGCGTTGATGGATGTCGCCTTGTTGTCAGTGCTTTTCTTTCCGCAGTAACTCTTGATAACCTTATCGTGACTTATCCAAATCTCCTTCTGCCAAGTCTTCGGAGGTACAAGATGATAGGGTATCTCAAGCGCAATCAACAGACCTTGCAGCACTCCGAACGTTTCTCCGAACGAGAATGTGGACTTTGCCGACGAACCGAAGATGGCGTGTATCTCCTCCATACAGCACACGCAATTTTCCTCACACACCGTCTTGATGTTTTTCAGAAACAGCGCAATATCGTGATAATCGCGGTCCTGCAAGGAGCAATACTCACGCGTGCCGTCAGGGTGCATTACTGCTATGAAACCCTTTGAGCCAGGGTCTATGCCGATGTATGTCTTGCTTGCCATGTTATTTTACTCCTGTTGAATTAAAACCGTTGTCGCCACGCTTCTTGTCATCATTTTCTTGAATTTTGATGACACCGCTCACAAGTTCCGTATTCGGTATCTCCACAATGCGCATCTGTGCTATCTTTGTGCCGGCAGGGATAAAAATGTCTCCTGACATAAAAGCACCTATACCCAAGGTTTTCACGATTGCTTTCACCTCGCCGGTATAGCCGCTATCTATCAAGCCAAGTTCAACATCGGCATCAATTCGCTTTTCTTTAATGATTTCGCCATTCCACATCTTTTGGGAGGGCATACCTTTTGCAGACATTCCGCTTCTTGGTTGTATAACTGCTGCAAGGTGTTTGGGCAGTTGTATTTTGAAGCCGAGCGGTATTGCATAGCGCTCATAGTCTAGCACTTTTACATCTTCCTTGGTGAACACATCATACGCCGCGTCGGCATCGTGTGCCTTTTCAGGCATCCTGCCGCCACAAAGTTCTATTACTATCTTCTCTCTTTCCATTTTGTTTTTGTTTGTTATTTCTTACCGTTCCACTTTACAAACTCCTCGCAAGCCTCATCTTTGCCCATTACGAACGTGTAGAGGTCTTTGGCGAGGCAATAGGGTGCGCCATCTGCATCCTCGTCCGCAAACATTGCGCAGTCCTTGCACTTATAATGCTTCTTGCGCTTATCTCCTTTCTTAATCATAAGCTGTTCCTATTTACATGAACATTATAATCTTCCTCACTAATTTTGTAAAATTCCGCACTCTCGGAGTAATAGCCGTTACTTGTTCCAAACCATCGAATAGTGACATCCCCATGAAACGTTGCTAAATGATAAAATGTCCAAGTATAAGTATCTTCAATACATTCTTCATCTACAGGATAGTCGTTGTTTAACTCTTCCGCTGTCAGTATTTCCTCATTCAGCAAATCAGCGAAATCACCGCAAATATCATCTATATATACATTCTCGCAACACTCTTGGTAGTGCGTCATAATGTAAAATTCTCCATCAGCTGTTTTGAAAAACAAAGCATCGTTTGAGTCATAATGGCCTCTATCGACACTAACGAGTGTTTTTCCTTTTAGCACATCAATTTCGCGATAGTTTTCAAATCCCAAAAACATAAGCTATTCCTCCTTGTCTTTAATTTCTATAAAATCACCGACTCCCAAACGAGCGTTGTTGATACAATCACATATCCAACCCATGAGGTATGCCTGGTGCTCATTTCTGCCGTTATACATTCTTTCCAAGTCGCACGCATCGTTGATAGACGATAGAATATGATATGCCTCATGGCAGATATTTTTCATAGTCATATCGCTCTTTTTGGGAAAGACAACGAGATTACCGAAGTATTTCCCTGCCTTACTCATACATTCGTCATAAACCATACCTCCGTAGTTTCCTTCGCTCATAGGCTCGCCGTTGTGAACAAGAGGTTCGCCTTTCATGTTGGTAAAGCATTTGTCTATTTCTTCTTCCGATGTATTGTACATCACCCAAAGTTTCCTTGGGTAAATCTGCGGTGTATATTCGTAATATCCTTTCTTCTTCATATCATCAATATTTATTTGTGCAACCTTCCGATGTGCCACCTTGAGCACAGCTCACAGAAGTAAGGCTTTTCGCCAATAGCTTTCAGCCTCGGGTTCTGATTTAGAAACTCCCATGCCTCACCCTCGGTATCGTAGCCAACCTTCTGCTTCCACGAGTTCCCCTTGCGAGTCCAGTGCCTTGCGTCGGGATGCAGGGTGGAGTAGGGTGCTTTGTTGCGGTATCTGTTTTTGCTCATATCCATTTTATGGTTGTTTCTCCGTTGTAACCTTTCTTCCATACAAACCATGCGTAGCTGACTGCACTGCCGCCGCCATTTCGCATTGCAGCGAACTTGCCGTTCTTTGCGCACAGCACTCTCTTTGAGAATTGCAGTACATACTTAGGTGGCGTGTTCTTATAGAGCCTCTCGTAGCGTTTCTGGCCCTCCAGGAATGTTGTCTTGAGAAACATCACACACAAGCCTCCGTCGGGAAGCAAGTCAAGCGAGTGTTGCACGAACTCCAGTGCGTACTTGTAGGGTGGGTTCGTCAGTATGCACTCGCAGCCGTCGGGCATCGTGTCTGCCTTGAAGAAGTCCTGCACATCGCCGTAACCCCGGTCTATAAGGTCGGTGCTCACGACATCGTGCCCGAACTCAACAAGGCGTTCCGACAAGCATCCAGTACCACAAGCACACTCCCAAATCTTCTTCGGCAGCTCGAAGTTGCGGACAAGTCTGTCAATCGCAACAGGGCTCGTAGCGTAGAAATCGTGCTCCTCACGCTCCTTGTCCGTGTGGTTGCTCGCACCGATTGTTATGAAGGTGCTCTTGCCGTTTCCGCTCCAGTCCTTAGTCATTACTCAACCTGTTTGTAACCCAAATTATTCAGTGTTCTGCGGATAAAATCCATTCCCTTCTGATAGACGAGGGTCTTGATGCTGATTTTCACACCGTCATGCGTCGTGTATTTCTGTTCTATCGTGCGGAAATATCCACAGTCAACATACTTCTGATATGGGAGATTGTTCCACATGAGTATTTTCGCGTTGCGCAGAATTTCAAACAACTTGTTTCTGCCGATGTTTTTGAAGTGGAGTGTATTCGCAGCAGCCTTGATGTCGATGGCGGTCTTGCTTTCAGCCACTGCTTCAAAGAACTCTACTTTCGGCTTCTGCATCTCAAGCTGTTTCTGCTGTGCTTCTATCTGCTCCTGCTGCTTGGCAGCAAGCATAAGAGCTTGGGAGAACGTCTGCGGAACGCCCGAACTCTGACGTATCTGTTGTTCCATGGCGTTAAAGGCGTTCATATACTCCAACTTAAAAGCCAACGCCTTCGCACCGGTAAAGCCCATAGCCAACAGAGTAAAACCATCCCTATTCATCACGTAGATAGGCAGCTTCTTCACACCGCCACCAACAGGCATCGGCTGTTCCACCTCCGTAAGGGAAAACATCTTCGCAAGTTGCTGGTTCTCAACGAAAAGGGATTTTTCCCCTGTCGTAAATAAACTTTTTATAGCTTTAAGAACGTCGCTATGCTCCTTGCCAAACTTCTCTGCAACAATCACACTTGTCGTCAGAGCTTGGTTATCGTTGCTTCTAAATACAATCTCTTGCATATTGTTAGATTTTAAGTTACAATTACTTTTTGTCATTTATTGTTTCCACTCGCAGCTTGATGTGTTCATGCGAATTATACCAGGCGCATCTTTCCTCTGCCGGAGCATTTTCTATTGCTTCAACAGACTTTCTGAATGCTTCGCACGCCTCTTTGTCTGAAAGCCCCAATTTTCTTGTAGCACTAAAGAACAATTTAAAGAAAAGCTCCATTCCGCTTTCTTTGGGGTCTAAAACAATCTTCGGCATATCACTTCTTCGTTTTATCAAGTTCCATAACCGTAAGTATCGCATAGTTCGCAAGGTCAAGCAGGGAGTCTTTCATACTCTCGCCCTTCTCCTTCGCCTCGTCAGACATCAGTGACTTCACGCGCTTCAGCTTCTCGGACAGGTGCCCGTAGGCGTATGTCATGCCGCACTCCGCAAACAATTCCGAGAAGCTATTGCCGTAGTCGTGATTCTTCGCCTTGAAGGTTTCGTACATACCGTTGGTAATGTCGCGGAACACATCGGCATCTCCAGTTGGCTGTTCAGTAAACGCGGAAAGCTTTGAAAGAACGTCAATCGGATCAAGGGAACATCCGTAATGCTCCATACGGTATTTTTTCCCGCCGCTACGACTGCCACCACGAATAAAGTTGTACGCCCAGTTGTTCTTCGGGTTCTCTGTACTGAAAACATGGCGAAGAAAATCGCTTTCGTTCGCATATAATCCGCGTTGCATCACGTCGCCCAAGGATATGTAGAGCGGTTTCTTTCCGAGCGCATCGCTGCGAACCTTGATGTACTCGCCGACCCATGCGCAATGCGGGTCTTTCTTGTCGGCGGAGCTTATCAGTTTCGGACCGCCGCACACCTCGAAAAGCGGTACTTGGAGCGTTACATAATTTTTGTCTCCGCGCGGAGTTTTCAGCGTTGTCAGATACTGGATAAACTCACACATATCCGTGGCACCTTGGTGCTTACGCTCGATTTTGTTATTGGGCATCCTAAACTTCAAGCCCTCCTTAATGTCCTCTCTGTTAATCATTGTTGCTACTCCTTCCTTTGTAAAAAATCCATTAACATTTCGCGGTTGTCAGAATTATTATCTAAGCCGTAAACTTCAACGATATGATTATCTACAACCTTATTCCATAGTTCGCAAGGAGTAACCTCACGAAATCCAACCTTGGCAAATCCGCTGTCGGCAAGTCTGTTTATTATCTTTATCATCCTCGAATTACTATCCTTTGCTACTCCTTTCATTATATGGCACCCATATCTCCTCCATCTCGCGCAGCGCAAGCTCGTAGGCATCTATATCGTCCTTCGTAGGGTTGTTATTGCTGTGATAAACAATAATGGCAAACACAAAGTAACGAAATAATATTGCCGCATCGTAATATTGACGTGGATGACGTATAAAATTGCAACAACCATACCGACCTCCGTCAGGCAGCGTGCCGTCACCAGATACCACAAGCACATTGAGAGGACGTGTCACCCATTGTATATCTATAGGCTCTCCCGATTTTATACGCTCTTTCAACTCACACGCCTCGCAGTACCATGCGTGAAGAGCACCCTCACCGGCATACTGCACCTTTGGTATAGGGCATTTCAGCAAACGCTGCAAATCATCCAATAACTCCTGTTTCATACCTTTGTCTTGTTTGTTTCTTCTTTTTTCTTTGTAATGTCTGACATATAGTCATATATCATTCCCGTCATGCCATTGCACCAGTCGTCAACAAACGGGTCTGCTTGCAGAAGCGGCAACTCCTTGAAGTCACTCTTGAACCAATTGAAGAACTGCAACAGTACATGGCGCATCGTAGCCACATCCGCCGCATTGTCCATCGCACGGGTCAGACCGTCGCAGGACTCGTTTGTCTTAGACTCATAGGGGGTGCTGAATGGCTGCACGTCCACTACCTCTTTCTTCTCTTTCTTGAAAAATCCCATAATTAACATTCGTTATAAAATTCATACAACAAGTATGGAAACATAAAGGAAATTCCCAATACTGTAAAACCAGCAGACAGAGATTTTGTAAAAGCCAATATCGTGACGCCTGAAAAAGCCAGTGAAACTCCCAATATCATCAGAATTTTTAGCCGCTTGCGCCATCTGTTGCGCTTATCCCTCTCCCTCTTTTCCTCCTCTTCATGTCTTTCCATGAGGTTTTCTGTTCCGTTTCCCATACTTTTACAATTAATTTTACTACTTTTGCATCTGATAAAACCAGTCCGTAGAGACGGTCAATTCCGATTAACAGAAAATGAACGATTAATGTAGGTTTCAAATGCAGCCAAATCCCCGATAAACACGGGGTTTGTGTAGGTAGTGTATGATAAGGTTTCCAACCCCTATCCTCACATGCCTCTGAAACGAAGGTACAAAATAAGTTCTACAATCATACACAAACTCCCGTAAATACGAGGTTTTTGGTGCATTTTTATCCTACATCGAGTGTATAATAAATATACATAGCTATTCGGCGACAGACAGACGTTCCACTTCCCAGTTTCGACCGCCAGGAAGTTAACAAAACTGAATATACATAAATATACAAGTTTACAGTTTTTAACAAATGAGAACATAAGCTTACACAAAGCCAAAAATCGGAAGAAAAAATTTTTAAAAGAGGTGACTATGCCGCCAAATAGTCAATTCTCAGGGGGGTGTACCCTGTTTTCTTTATATTATATGCAATAATATAACGTTAATAAGTGTTAAACGTACACTTTGTGTTTCACGCTTGCCTAATATTATACAAAGTTGTAACCGCTTGAAAATCAGCACATTATACATTTATATTAATTCCTAATATGTATAAATATAATGTTTCACGAATAGTTAAACATATTTAAATTCGGCTTGTTTCTGAATTTGTTAAACGTAAATTAACCAAATATTGTGCTATATTATAAGAATTAACCGTTGTTAAAATGTATAACACACTGAAAACCAGTTAGTTACAATAATGTTATATGTGTTAATATGTTTGCTTTTGGTCGAAAATTGTCGTACCTTTGTAGCGTCGATAGGGAGAAACACCCACGACAACGCACAGGGCGAAGGTAATAACCCTGTGGCGTGGCGGTCTTTAAAATAGTGATACACTAAAGCGGTGCAGCCTACCAACGTAGACCACACCGCCAGCAACTAAAGCGTGAAACGCTCTAATTTATTCACCACTGCAAAATTAGTCGTTTCCTTTGGTTGCTGCAAAGACTTTAGAAGTAATTAGAATTTATTCACCAATTTAAATATATAGAATTATGAAAGCAACTAAAGTAGAGAACAGAGTAAGCGAACAGATCAACACAATCGAGAACGCTCGGAAGTTGGCAAAGGAAGAAGAAAGCCCCAGCTACACAAAGATGTTTTTGCCGTGGGTGGAAGCGGTTGCAGAAGACGATACAAAAGAACTCGCGAACCGTCTGAAAGAAGTTTTAGACGACGCAAACGAAACGGACGACCGCTACAAGCAACTGAGAACCGACTACGAAAAGACTAAAGAACGTTTCGAGGCGTACCAGCTGAAAGCAGCCAACACCGACAAACAAACACTCAAGGCGTTCAAAAAAGCGGTTGCGGTTGCGGTTGCAGAAGTCGCACAACGAACCAACACGGCAACATGGTTCAACTACCGCCGCCTGTATGGTTTGGGGCTTGTTGACAAGCTACCGAACATGGTGAACACCACTAACAGAGTTAACTCTTTTGTTGTCAAGGCGTTCACGTTCATGCAGCAGTATGCGAAACGCTCTAATGAGTTGGCACGCAAAGAGCGGGCGCTTAATGCAGCCGTTGCAAAGTTCGGTATAACAAAGGAACAAGCCGAACACATGTACCTCGCCGGAATGCTCAAACTATAAGCCGGCGCCGGACGTATCCAAGTGGAGCGGCAAACAGCCGCCCCACCTGGATTTTTCTTGCAATTCATTTTGAGTTGCAAGCGGTTTTTTGTGTCCTTATTTTTCCCCACCGTTTTTCTCTGTTTTCTTATTTTCCCACACGTTTTTAGATACCTCATCGTGGTGTGTGGGTGTTCCTCGTTGTGCTTTTTCTGTGCAACGTGCTAAAATCTAAAAGCAATCGATCTACAGATTTATTTTAATAAATGGTGACACGTGTCGGACGTGCCACGCCCTTTGTTATGGGATTTTGCAAGCGAGATTTTTCCTGTAAGGAAATAGACGGGAATTTCTCGAACTGCAAAATTTGAAACTTTGGGAGCTATTCATAATTCATATTCTACGTTTGGCACACATGGACGAGTTCCTAACGTGCTGCGCTTGTTACGGCTGCGCGCTCTGGTTAAAAAGCAGCCGTCACGGATAATTATTGCATATTCCGTGTGAGGTATCACCAAAAAATCTGCAATACGTTCATAAGGTTGTACGTGGAGCCTAACTGCACACAATGTGTGCGACGTGCGGGATTATCCCGTGAAAACGTGCGAGGAATTGGGCGGTTACTCGCTGCCGTTCTCTATGAGACGGCGACAATGCCCAAAGGGGTACGCTGTACAATACGGTGCAGCGTTCTGGGACACGCAAAGAGAGCGTGACTCCTTGGCAATGGCTGCGTGCGTGGTGACATTCACGCAGCTCCTATTATCAACCAAATAAAAATAGAATTATGTTCAAGAAAATTAATGGGTTCGGGGATAATCACCCTCTATGGTTCAGTATTATTTTTGTATCTGTAGTATTTGCAGCAACAATTCTTGGGGTTGCGCTCAGATAGTTCAGAGTCTAAAATCTCCCTACGATTGTAGGGAACAATAACCAATAAATTTTAGAATTATGAAATTAAAGACATTCAAAGTATTCGAAGCAATCAATCGTGAGGGATTGGATAACACTCAGTGGAATATCTACCTGCACCTCGAACCTGTGAATACAGGAGAGTTTTACGGAACGAACGAAAACCGCACGCTGCCCGCAGGCGTTTGGATAGCCGTGTACAAGAAGCGTGGCGATACGCTCTATTATTTCCGTTGGCTCAAGCCTGATTTGTGCCTTGATATGTTCGAGGACACGGAGCTGTTATTCTTCAACGTGAGCGATTAGCCTAAAATGGTAGCCGACAGGCTGCCAACTATTAACCAATAAAATTCTATGATTATGAAGAAAAGACAGATTATCTATTCAAGTACGATAATTGTGCTTGGAATTATTCAGCTGCTCCCGTGCGTGTTGCTTGTAAGCGGTACGATAATTGGAAATGTGCTTGGAATTTTCTACGCTCTGTTTGTGTGGTATCTCTGGACGAGTACGAAAAATGGTCGTTGGTTCAGCGTTGAGCTGTACCGCAGTACGCTGCGCTTGGAAAAATTCCTGCTCGGCTGCAATGTGGAGAGTGATTAGTACGATAATTGTGCTTGGAAACTTTCAGCCTAAATGCTGCCCTGTTATATGGGGCAGTACGATAAATCAACCTTACAGAATTATGAGACAGATAGAAATGCGCAGAGTCAAGCGTGGCGAGTTTTTCCGCTTGGCAAATTCAGAGTCCGCTCCCGTGTGGGTGCGTGACGAGTACAACAGAAGTTCCAAAAAATTCGAGGCGTACAAGTACGACAATGTGAATTATTGGAGCGAGTTCAAAGGTTCACGCCTTGTTTACGTGGATTTTGTGTTCTGAAAAATTCAGCCTAAAAAACTGCCTGCAAATTAGGCAGTACGATAAACAACTAATAAAAACAAATGAATTATGGCAACACGAAGAATTAAGTGCGAGGGTTCTCTGTTCATGGAGAGCGTATTCGCGAAGATGCAGGAAATCTACACACACGTTGAGTTCCTTGGTTACGACGGCAAATTCCTGACCGTGGCTTACATTGTCTAAAACCCTGTGCGCAATCATGCGCACGGACTATTAACCAACAAATTTTAGAATTATGACAGAAAAAAGACTCACAGAGGCGAGAAGACTCGCAAAGGAAATTCTCCCTAAGGTTCAGAAGATGCAGCGTGATATGTATTTTAACAATCATGTAAACGTGTGCATTGAGTTTTACGCCTCCGGCTACAGCTTTAATGCAAATGTTTGCAGCACGAGCGACAAGAAGGGCGAGAGCAGGGATTTCCGCGTCGCGTCTTTCAGATTTTACGATTTTTACGAGGCGGAGGAGAACGACGAAACGTTCGAGCGTCTTGCGGAGTACGTAAAGAAGGAGTCCGCAGCCTAAAAATCCCCACGATTGTGGGGTCTATTAACCAACCAAATCACAGAATTATGAACACAGAGAAAAATTTTGTAGTGCTTGAGTTTTACCCGAGTTTCACACCGAAAGTCGTGCGAGAGTTTGCAACCCGTGAGGACGCAGTGAAGTTTGCGGAGCTTATGAAGAAAAGCGAGACAGGCAAACACACCTACGCTGTATTTACGCAGGTTGGTGCTTAGAGCCTAAACAGGCAGCCGTTTGGCTGCCAACTATAAACCAAAATATTACGAATATGAGTAAAAAACAAAAAATTGCAGGCGTTGACCGTCCTTACACTTTAATAGATTTAGCAAAAATTCTTCATGGCTTTATAGAAGATGGAGATTGGGAAGACAAGGCTTGTCTTGAAGACTACTCTCCCTATGAGCCAGAGCGTGATGATGAAATGCAAATCCTAAGAGAGACTTTTAGTTTCTATTCTATTACACATTTTGGTGGTGAAAGAATATACACAACCTTCTATATAGAGGATTCTGAAAGAAAATGGAAATACAGACTTCTTACAGCCACGACTCTTGGTCAATCTGAAGACGCGTTTATGAAAATGAACGAGATGGCTGGAGCTATTTGCTACAAATTTCACCGTTTCGTAGATAACAATTTTGATAATTTTATCTGGAAAGGTTTTGATATTTCCTACACAGCACCAAACGGCAAAGAAGTTCCATGTTACTGGTGTTGTAGTTTGGAGCGAGTAGCAATTTTAGCAAACGGGCTTCGTAAAGAACATGGTGATATGATTAAAGTACACTATGTTGATAAATCTACACGAAAGAAGCGTGAGTACAAATTTTAGCCATCATCCTGTAGAGATTTGGTGACGCAAAAGCCTGAACAAGCGGAGTTTTCTCCGCTACTATTAACCAATTAAATCATTGAATTATGCTAAGAGACAGAAATTGCGACAAGAATTTTGAACGTTCGTTGATGTATCAGATAAACAAGGCAAAGATTGCAGCCCGCAAGATGCACAACGCACGTATGACCGACTACAATGATCCGAAATCTGAGAATGATTTTCACGACGCTATGGTTGAGATTGTAGCCATTGCTTATCACGATTGAGCCTGAACAACCCGTGACATTTTGTCACGGGTTCATTTTATCAACCATTTAAAATTTTAGGATTATGAAAAAGAACCCACGAGATTACAAAGTGAACGGCAAAATGTACGCTTACATCCTTGACTCCATCTCTTCCGACGATGCAGATGTAGAGTCTATGTCAGACAAGGAACGCATCGAGTTTGCGCTTGATGCGTTCTACGATGAGATTTACAAAAACGACAGGCGCAGAACATCTACTCTGGAGAAACTAACATACTGGATTAGCGGTCTGTGTTCCACCGTGAACGTAGCCTTTACGAACTACGACATTGCCAAGGTTGGCACGGAGTGGGGTTATTGCAGAACAGACGCAAGAACCTCGCAGTTTGTACGTACATGGTTTGAGCGCATCGCTAATGGTATTCTGCGCCTTGCGAAGATTTACGGCGTAGATATGAGCCGTTTCCGTCGCTAATGCCTTTAAATCCTGCGTGACGATTGCACGCAGGAGCAACAACCAACAAATTAAAAATTATGAAGAAAAGAACTTACAAGACGCTCGCCGGCTTGCTTAGAGCTGCCGATGCAGGACAATTCACGATGAGCGACTTTTTAGGCGGACAAATCTACGACAACAAGCATTATAAGTGGCGTCCGTTCGAGCTTACCGACAGCGCTCTGCGTGAGCTGTCTGACGGCTTCTGTCAAGCACTGGGCTGTCAGAAAAGAAAGTACGACGAGGTATTCCACAACATGAAGTACGGCAGAATACAGAACTGCGGAATACTCAGTCGTCTGTGGGTTGAGCTGCGTGGCAACAAGCCGAGCTTTACCTATTGCGTAGGACAGGACGGAGGTTACGAATATCCGCTTGTCAAGAGAATCCTGTATCGTGGTTATTGAGCCTCAACAAATCTGTGCAGCCTATCTGCACAGAACAACGTTTAACCAAATTAATTTCTGAATTATGGCAACAGCAAAAAGAGCATCCGAAAGGAGAAGCAGAACGCTTGCGCAGCAGGCTAAGTCCTACGAGGTGGCAGGCGAGTACGAAATGATGCAGATAATGCACGAGTCGTGGATAAACGGCAATTTCTCCGACTTCAAGCATTATTACAGAGCCTTGAGAATGGAGGACAGACGCAAGTTTGTACACTATCTCTACAACAGCACCGACGAGTACACATTCTACAGAATGATTGACTCGCTCATGTTCGGTTAGCCTAAATCAATCCTCACTATCACGGGTGGGGATTTCTATTAACCAACATTTAGAATTATGACGAGAGAAGAATTTATCGAAAAGTGCAACCATGTTGTTCGCAACTACAGGAATGTAGAGGAGTTCAACAAGTGTATCAACCAAATACTTGACTCTGGCTGCATTGACTTGGATAAAGTTCCGCAGGATTACACTCCAGCCTTTTGGGTTGTAGGTGCGTTGTTTCAGCGGTCAGCCGACCAGTGCGTCAACGGAAGCGTTTTCGAAGAAAAGCGCAGAAAAGACCGCAGGGAATCGAAAAATATTGCGAAGTTCATTCCGTGGTGGTTTTTATAAGCCTAAAAACTCTCCCTCGCGGAGAGTGCAAGTATAACCTAAAAACAAAGAATTATGGAAAAGAATATTGTAGAAGTTGTTATGAACAACAAAGGCGAGGTTGTCGAGAAGGTAGCCGACTACATCGGTGTCGAGAATTTTGCCAAAGCGATAGAGGCTCTTTATCGTGAGTGTTTGGAAGACTACGAGAACTCTGAGGACATAGAGGAATACCTTGTCGATTTCGAGGGTTTCAATATTCAATCTCTCGCTTGGGATTTTACTATGAAAGCGAACAGAGAGATGAAGGAATATCTCCACATGCAAAATCATCGCATGGACGGCAATTTCGCCAACATCGAGGAAGACTATCCCGCTCACATCACGGGCACATATTGGAGTTCGGAGTATGCCGGCGACGACTACTTCCGTCTGTTTCCCCAAATGGTTGCACGTTTGGATGCAGCGGAAGACAGCAAACAGGCTGACGAGGACAGGGCGTATCTTATGGATTGGTATTTTAAAGCCTTTGGAACGTTCGGCATCAAGTACAATTTTCAAGACACGCTTTCGGAGATTGCCTGCGTGCTCGAACAGCAGTGTGTTACCGCCTAAACCGCCTCCCTTTGGGGAGGTGCAACTAACTAACAGATTACAGAATTATGGGAAAGTCAATCAGAACAAAATTGGAGATGTGGACTTCATGGGGTTATTGTATGACTCCGCAGATATTCAGTTCGAGAAGCGAGGCGTTGCAGTACGCACGTGAAATGCGTGACAACGGCTATATTTTCGGTTTCAGAACGTCTCCTGTCTAAAAAGTCCGCAGAAATGCGGATGCAATTAACCAACAAACAGAAGAATTATGGCATTACAATGGAAATGGACTGACAAGATGGGCAAGGCAATCATCCGTCAGAACGAGAGAAAGTACGAGATTGGCATCTACGGCGGCAACGCTCTTGTGATATTCATCAGTGAGGACAAGGACTCATACCGGCTCTACGATTTCATTACGGACGAAAGACACCTCGGCATTATTAAAGAGAATGAGTTTAAGATGTTCTACGATGAGGTGGTGAGCATCGAGCTGAACGTATGCAACAAGAACGCGCTGAAGATACTCCCTCTCCTCGCAAAGGAGGCGGGCGAAGTGCGCTGCTACTACAAGGAGTCAGAGTAACATGGCTTATCCGTTGGGGAAAGAAACCACAATCGGAGCGACACCGACAACGGAACAATATTAACCCTATAAAAGAATTGAATATGAGTGAAGACATTATCAAAACAGAAGAAATTGGTGATTACAGAATCAAGATTCGTCGCGACAAATATCCTCCGTGTCCGTGCAAGGACTGGGATATGTTAGGCGTACATCTTTTCGATTACAGCGACAGGAATAGATTGTCGGAAGCCTCAAACTACGAGGAGCTATTCTACTCAAACGACTATTCGCTTGCCGACGCAGTATGCGAGCTTGCTTGCAAGTATGTACCGCAGAAGAAATTCATCGAGTACATCAACGAGTACCTTAGCGACTCTCTACGCTTTCGTTACGACCGTTCGGACCACATGTGGTATCTTGAGCATTATTTCGGATACGGAAACGAGGAAAGACAATGGCATGAGATGCAGAGCTTTACACCCGACGAGGTGCAGGACGGCATCCGTAGCTGGCTCTCCGAAGCTCTTGACGAGAAGGATTTTATCTATCTTCTCTCAAATTGTCAGACAGAGATTGCGGTACACGAATGGTCGTCACGCGGCTACTGCCAGGGCGATTACGTTGAAGGCTTCTCCTATTGCACAAAGGAGCGTTTCATTAAACGTTACGGCGACACAACGAAGGACTGGCAGAAACGTGCGGTTTCCGCTATGGAAAGCGAAGTAGAGTGTATCGGCAAATGGATGTGGGGCGACGTGATAGGCTTTGTTCTTGAGAAGAAGGTGCGTTACACGAAGGTCTACGAGGACAGCGAGAGAGCGGACGAGGACGATTACGACTGGGAGGAGGTTGACTCCTGCTGGGGATATTATTGTGACGAGGACGAGCTGATAAAGGAGGTAATCGAAGAACACCAATTACAGCCGAGCGTTGCAGCCTAAAATCGAGGGAGGCATATCTCCCTCACAAAAACCAAATTATTGTGATTATGAAGGACAACAAGTATTTCTGCTACACCATCGACAATAGCGGTGAGCGTGGCTTTCAGAGAATTGACAAGGAGTATGCAATCCAGCTGAACAATATGGGTCGGTGGTTTTACAAACTTCCCTTTAAGGTTGTGAACTCCCTCACGAAAGCGTTGAGATGGAAACATCATCTTCGGGATTAGCCTAAACGGACAGCTTGCGAGCTGTCACAATAACCAAAACCAAACGATTATGAGAAAGAATTGCAAATGTTACCTGTTTTATGTAAACTTCGGCGCCACAACGTTCTATCACGAGCTAACTCCCGAAGAAGCACGCCAAAAGATGCACGAGTATGCAAGGGAATACCGTCAGGTGTCCGTTCATGTTTTAAAGAATCCATCCACACGTCTTGTTGGAGTCGAAGCAGAAGATGGGGTGTCGCTCGACATCATTTAGCCTAAACGCCTGCGTCATGCAGGCTCTACAAACCAAAATACAAACAATTATGAAGAAAATAGATTTAGGAACACGCACAGCTAATTTGCGTGCAGCTTACAGCGACTTGAAAGATGGATATACAATCATTGTTGGCGAGCTAAAGATGTGGATATACACTTGCGAGAGATGGGGCAGTCCTTCATACGGCAAGGATTATATCTGCTACTGTAGTTACGGACGCAGTGCATCAACAGTCAATTTTAAGAGTTTTGCAGACGCTATGCGTAGAGCCGGCGATGGCAAGCTCGCCTATAGCAGAGAGTGGTAGTCTGAAAACGGAGGGAGCAATCCCTCTGACATTATTAACCAAATTTCAAGAATTATGAAGAGATATTATGTATCAGTCACAGAGATTTTAAACAAGGTAGTGAGTGTTGATGCTGAGAGTGAGGAAGAGGCTGTACAGAAGGTGCAGGATGCCTATAATAATAGTGAAATCATTCTCGATAGTGACAATTTCTGCGGAGAAATAGTAGAGGCAGAAGATAATCAGGGATTCTATGTCAATGAAGAGAAAAACTATGGAGCTTATCAACACATCGAATAGCCAAACGGGGAGAGCAATCTCCCTACCAATAACCAAAACATTATAGATATGAAGATTTTAAGAGACAATGACTACAACAGGCGTCCGATTAAGAATATGACAGCCTCCCGATTAAAGAATAGAGCAAATAGGGAATATGTGCTTCATTTTCGCTGCAAGGAGCTTGGTACATCGTACACTATTGGGATAAACGCAGACCTACTTGTGTGGGCGTACCAATACAGAAATGGCATTCTTATTCGTTCTTTCAAGGAAGAGAACATTCCAACTTTTGAAGAAGCGTATCAATTCTTTGTTAATTCTTGCAACCACTGTCTGTTAGAGCAGAGACTTGTAGAAATGGCGAAAACTTTTTAGCCCAAAAAGCGCAGCTAAGAACTGCGCACATTAACCAAAACATAAGAATTATGAACAACGTAAGATTTATTCCAGGACAATATGAATGGCATCTCGTTGATGAGAAAGACAACGTGCTTCTCAACATTCCTGATGATTTCATTTACGATTGCGAGACAAAGGCTGATTTGGATTTCGTTATAGGAGACATTCCAAGACAGGCATTGCAAGCAGTCGAAGAAGGAGAAGAACTCTATGGATGTGACGTAAACAAATACGTCAGCGACATAGATGATGAATGCGTAACCAAGCTAATGATAGATACCCTATCAGAATACCTCGGGTTTACAGCCTAAAAGCCGTCTGAAGACGGCACTATAAACCAAAACTTTTAGAATTATGTATGTATCAGAACTATCGAGAGAACAACTTGTAGAGTTAAAGTCCACCATGCTCGAAGCCATACTCGGCTACGAGCCGTCATACGGAGAGCTTGCCATTGCTGACGAGCTTGTGTCTGACGAGCAGGTGGAAGAGGAGTACGGAGGCGTGTGTTTCACGCCCGACGACTTCTTTTGCTCCATGAGCTAACCTACGGCAGCGCAGCCTAAAAAGGCGTGCCGGAAGACCATATTTATTTCAACAGTAGTGACAGATCACAAGTCTCCCACTGACGCGAGTGGACTCGTGATCTCCACGACTGTTTCAAATCAGCATCGTACAGATATGCGCCAAGGTCTTCGGCACGCCACACATTTATTAACCAAAATCATTAAGAGTATGACATGCAACGAGATTATCAATGAAGTTGAGAATGGTGCGAAGTTCACTATCAACTTCCAAAACAGAACATGTAGAGTGAACGGAGAGGTTGTTGTTAGCGAGGAAATCGCAGCAAGAGACTGGAAACAACATGGTAGTTTGCCTTTGTCTGTTGCGTTGAACGGAATAGAAAAGGCATACAGGAATTATAAGCACTCCGTTCCTTCTGAGCGTTCCGAGTCACACAGACGTTGCTACTTTAAGGCTTTGTCTGAGAAAGAGCTCTCAGACGAAGATATGATGTATGGTGAGCAACGTGAGGTGGCGAGATGCAAGTTAGAACTCAGATTGCTTACATACATCATCCAAGGCCACATTACTTGGCAGAAGGAGTGGGGCAGCTGGTTCTACCAATCTCCCAACGACAAGGACTTGATTATCCTGCGCTCATGGGTTGAACCAAGCAAATCGTAGCATTTGATAGCAGATGATAGCATTTGCTATAAACCGCCTAAATCAGAGTGGGATGCAAATCTCACTCACATTTTTAACCATTTTATTAACAATTTAAAAACAAAAGAATTATGAAAAGAAATGTAATGATTTCAGGTGAGTTCACTATCAACGAGGTAGCAAACGCTAACGGCGCAGGTCAGCAGAAACCCAGCAAGAAGTCGGCACAGGCACGTATCGAAGCTCTCAAGGCTGCGGGCGTGGATGTTTCCAACTACTTCCCTATGGGCGAAGAGATGATTGTCCGTGTCAAGGACGGCGTTCCGACACAGGTGCTTGACGACGACCCTGTTTTCTCTCGCATCATGGAAGGATGCTACATCGCACACGGCAAGCTCTATCGCCGTTGGGTTATGGCGCAGATGTTCCACATGCTCCGAGAGATGAACGAGGGCAAGTGGGATTCTCCCAACTTCACGGAGGTCTTGCAGAACCGCGGATACGAGTATTCGTGGAAGATGGTCGAGCAGGAGTTGCTCGCGCAGTATAAGATGTTCAAGCACGGCGACACAGAGTCGTTTGGCGAGCGCAACCGCTGGTTCGACAAGGACGTTGCGACTGAAATGGCAGAGGACTACCTCGACCACCTCCGCAAGGTTGTTGGGGAAATCAAGGAGCGTAAATGCCGCGGTCGCCTCTACAAGCGCATCTTCGGCAAGAACGTGTTCTCTGACGAGATTGAGAACGTTGTGTTCGCTCCGATTGCATGGACTATCAGAGCAATCGGCGATTCCAAGTCTGCATATCAGCTCTACAAGGCTGTCGCAGCGTTCAACCGTGACCGTCACAATCTCCGTTGGCAGACCAAGCAGTCAAAGGCGTTCACCGATGCCTACAAGGGTTCTGGTGCGTACTTCACGATGAAGAACCTCATCCTGTTCCACGGCGCACGCTTCAATGGCTGCACCACGGAAAAGCAGTCGCTCGCACGCATGGAGAATCTCGCCTCGAACCTCGAAGGTTGGGAACTCCTCGGTGCCATGAAGCAGCTTATCAAGGACTCTGGCATCTCTGTCGAAAAGAAGATTGCCGAGTGGAAGAAACAGCCTGCATCTAAGAAGTAGTACGCAGCCAAGAAGGAATTGCCGTTCCGTCTGCGGTGGCTCGGCATCATTTATGAAAGCTTCGCAGAAGAAGGTGCCTTACCCGCCTATCGGTCAGGCAAGGGACCTTCCTTGCAAGCTTTGAAATCACACGCTTACAGACAGGCACCCGTCCGTGAGCCGCAGACAAGCCTAAACCTATCCGTTGTTCGGCAGCGGATAGTCTATCAAACCAAAATTTGTTTATTATGAAGTACAGAATTGTTTTCTACACCTTCGAGTACGAGGGTGTGAACGCAGCGTTGGACAAATCAATGCCTATGTCACGCTATGCCTGCCGTAAGTATTTTCGCGAAAACGGATGGAAGTACGAGAAATCAAGATGGCGCAACGGCTTCGGTTCGTTCGCCGCCATCGTGGAGTACAAGACACGTTCCGCAGCCTAAACCACAAGTGGTTACACATCGTAACCGCTTGACTTATTTACAAACCATTAAATAACAACAGAATTATGAAAGAAGATAAGATTTTAGAGATGTTTTTCGCCCCCGAACGCTGGCAGTACGCAATCGCCAAAGGTGTTGTCAAGGACATATCCAAAGGCGTGCTCTACAAGCTCACCAAACCCGAGGCGCGCGCACTCATGTATCAGCGTATCCGTGACGGCAAGTACAAGATTATGCCGCCACACACAGCGCAGATACCGAAGGACAACGGCGAGTTCCGTACCGTGTATGTGAACGAGCCTGCCGACCGAGTGTTGCTCTCCATAGCTAACGACCTTCTCTTCGAGCTTATGCCCGAGATGGTTCATCCGAGCTGTCGCTCGTATCAGAAAGGTATCGGCTGCGGCAAGGTGGTACAGGAGGTTTCACGTCGTATGTGTGCGTTGCAGACCCCCGATGTGCTCGGCTTCAAGTCCGATCTGTCGAAGTATTTTGACAGTGTTCCGTTGGAGTTCGTTGACGCAGCTTTTGACAAGGTGGAGGAAAAGTACGGACACTCGGCTCTGATAGATGTCCTTCGCGACTACTATCATTCCGACCTGTACTTCACTCCCGAAGGTGAGCTGCACGAGAAGTATCAGTCGTTGAAGCAGGGTTGCTCCGTAGCCTCGTGGCTCGCAGACGTAATCCTGTATCATATCGACGAGAAACTATCGCAGCTCGAAGGCTATTACGCACGCTACTCCGACGATATGCTTTATGTCGGCAACGATTATGTTAAGGCGATGCACATCCTTACCGAGGAGCTTGGCAAGATGCAGATGAAGCTCAACCCGAAGAAGGTGGAGTATCTTGACGCAAACCATTGGTTCAAGTTCCTCGGCTACTCAATCAAGGGCAGCAGCATATCGCTTTCCTCTACACGCATCAAGACGTTTCAGAAGGAGATAGAGTCGCGCTCGTGCTGTAGACGGGGTGCAACGCTCACGACATCGGTAAACATGATTAACCGATACCTCTACAAGGGTTATGACGGTCACTCATGGGCAACGCAGGTTCTCCCGATAATCAACGTAAAGGAGGACATCGACACGCTGTCTACGTTCATTCTTGACGCTCTGCGTGCTACCGCAACCGGCAAGCGACGCATCGGAGGTCTTGGCTTTGCCAAGGAGCAGAAGGTGGGATGTATCTCACGAGGACGAGGAAAGAATGTCACAACGAACAGAGCTAAGACACCCGAGCGTATTGACGGCTTCATGTCACTCGGTCTCATGCGCAACGCATTGCTGACCTCGCGAGCTGCATACGACACGCTTGTAGCCAATCTCTGACAAACGCCTGAAAACGGATGCAGCCAAAACGCTGCATCCACAACCAAACCTATATGAATTTCCGAGAACACGGAACTGCGCAGAGCAGGACGCCACATTTATATACCCGCCTCAAAGATACGGGATTTCCTCTGGACAATCCAGAGTGTATCCCGTATCCTAAGGCTGGTACAATCAAAACCTTACAGAAATGTTCCACGGCGTAATGCCTGTGCAAGGCGGCGCACACCGCCCTCGGCTTGAAGAATGGCATCCGTTTAGCGCTCAGGTTGCTAACGATGACGACGTCGATACGAACCTATCGACGTCGTCATCGAGAAACCTGACCTACATCACTCGTTTATATCCATGTGCCACAGCCATCGTTCAAGCCCACTCACGTCAGCGCAGACGTTCGTCTTCCCCGAAGGAGTACATTTGCTACACCAAGCTTACACGCGGCGCTTGGATGTTCATACATCCCGCTCGCCGCGTGCTTCGCTTGAGTTCGACCAAACCCTTACAGCCATGCGCCACACTCCTTGTGGAAGACAAGCCATTGCAAGCCTAAATCGGGCACGATGGGGAGACAACGTTTATATCCCAGTACATAAGGGCTGGGTTAGTGCCGGTTGCAACAACCGGCGCACCCAGCCCCACTACTGGGTTAAATCAAACACCTACAGCAATGCACCCGTCTCCAATCGTGCCCACAATACAACCAACGGAATTTTGCGGTTCCTTATGACGTGCCGTGCAGCCGACTTTAATGATACAGATTCGTATCATCCGCCGTACACCAGGTGGATACCTGGCTCCCTGCCGATTTCTCATCTGTATATATCAATTCCTTACAGTCACGCAACACGGCTACAGGCACGTCATTACTTTAAAAAGTACAGCATTTATTCGTGAAATAGCGATAAAATCACTACCTTTGCATTATAAACCAATCGCAAACCAATCACGAACCAATCAGCAATGTTTGCCTTAACGACCTCGTATTGTAGAGGTCGCTATTAACCAATAAAATAGATAAAATTATGGCAGTAACAAAATTTGTAAGAGCGCAGGACATTCTCAAGGAGAAAGGGTTCAAAGCGCCACCGTTCGATACGGCGGGATTTCAGAACGCAGTCGTGGAGTTCTTTCGGAAGAGCGACGTGTCTGCGAAATTAGCCATATTCGGAGTTCGTTTCGTGGATTATGAAGGCACGCCCAAATGTGGATTTTCGGATTGTTCACAATACAGCTCCTGTGAAACATGGTGGGACGGAAGAAAAATCTTCAATTATGACCTTCCCGACTATTTGGATTGTCGTATAGGTTATCTTGCCACTACGGGATTCAGCTCTCCATTTTTCATCGTGGACGAACCGTATCTGACCAATGCTGTAGCCCTTCTTAAAATGGCAGGGTTCATTGTTGGAAGAAAGCGTAGAGCTGGAGGAGTTCCGACCTATGACATCACCCTCGTTTAAACATTAACCAAGCCCTATACGCATCACGGTCAAGCGATACAAAATGCCCAACAACAAGGAACAAGAGCAGATAGACGGCATCCGCAAGGACTTTGCAAAGCGGGTCTACGACCTCTATATCAATGCCGCCAACGGAAAGATTGATACCTACGACAAGTTTCTGACTCGTTTGGAGTGGCTCGAAATAGACTACTCCGACGCATTGTCCCCGTACGGAATATACGAAGACCTGTGTCCTGACGACTTCGATTTGGTGAAAATGGCGATAGAGGAGGGCACACCCCTCAAGGACTTCGCCTATCAATGGTTGAACATATACAACATCATTGAGTTCGCCAAAGTAGACACGAGTTCTCTCATACCTCCAACATCCGACGATTAATCAAAACGCAGGGTTGAACCTGCCACCAAGTAAACCATATTATAAACAAAAAAACAGAATTATGAAAAAGAGATTTTCTATGCTTCCAGTCTTTGCGTTTGCAGCATCCATGTTTATGCTGTCCGCGTGTGGTGATGACGACGATAGCGGTAGTACCATTCCTCAAACCCCGTCTTATAAAATAAAAGATGGTAATATCGTAGGAGTGTGGAGAAATGGCAGTGATTGTTTCGTGTCATTCTCAGCAAATGGATATAACTCTGCACTATTGTCTAATACGTTTATTGATGATGGCGACTATACAATCAATGGCGACACAATCCTTGTACACAACACTTATTTCGCAAATACAACAAAATATGTTGTAAACGATATAACAAATGACGCTCTAACTGTTACCATTACATACAAAGACCGTTGGACGGAAGAGAAAACTGTTAAGGCTAAATTTAATAAGGCCATTGACACTCCGTGCGTCAAGACTCACGCTTTGGCAGGAAAATCCTATTTGGCGCAATATGCGTTTAAATATGGTGGTCAAATGTGGAGAAAAGACTTTTTTAGCTACAATACGGCATCTTGCACAAGACAGGATCTGGCTCAATCAACCCCATCTACCTTTTATTATGTTTATTTAGCCCCCAAAATCTATTTTTATGTTATCCAGTATAGTATGTTTTATTACGATACGGTAAGATATGGTACGGTTGTTCTTGACGCGAATAATCAAATAGAAAGTATGGGGTCTCTTTACGGAGAAGCGATGTATCCACAATCGTTATATTAACCTCGTAAAGGCACACCTTAACACAAAGGTGTGCCTTTATATCGCCTAAAACAGGCCCTCATTAAAGGGTCGCAATTTAACCATTTAATTCATTAATTATTGTAAAACCACTGCGCCCATACCGAAGTAATATTATAAATAATATTAACTTTGCGTTGCAGGCGCACTAAATTTCAAGAATTATGACACAGCTACTTAGCACAAGACGCTGGATGGACCTGCTCACTCCCGAGCAGCAGAAAACCTACTCCAGCGCAATCCGAAAAGGTTACTTTGCGACTTATGACGGCTATCGTTGGCGTCACGAGTTCTATGGTGCTTTCATCTGGAAACACCCTGGACGCGTGAAGATCATTGATAAATTCAAGCAGGTTATCGGTCGCGCACCATTGTGGGAGGACATCACGGACGACAATCTGCGAGACGTGAAGGAAGAGCTGGACGCTTCCTATGCGCCGAACTCCGTGCGCACAATATGCGCAGAGATTAACGCAATCATCCGTGAGAACGCAGAGTCGAAAGACATTCCTTCCATGTCCTACGCGCGCGTGCTGCGTGCAAAGAAGGTGGTGGTACAGTCCGTGTTTCTCACCGACGAGGAGATACGCAAAATACACGAGTATCGCCCTAAGACAGTACGCAGACGGCATGCAAAGCGCATCTTCATGCTTGAATGCCTTTGCGGAGCACGTTTCTCCGACTGCCTGCGCCTCTCGCCCGTAAACCTCTCTTCTGATGGTCGCACCCTGACTTATGTATCAAAGAAGACCAACCATGAGGTGACGGTTCCCGTGCACCCGTGGCTAAGGGAGTATCTCGTTCCGTCTTCACCTATCGAACCGCAGTCACTTGCAGTTCCTTCCTACAACGACGCTATACGTTTCTTCTGCCAATCATGCGGTATCGACCAGCAGGTTAAGGTGTACCAGGCAGGTCGCGAGCAGACAGGCCCGAAGTGGAAGTTTGTATCAACACATACGGGTAGACGCTCGTTCGCAACCAACCTGTCGTTGAAGAACGTACCGTTGGAGCAGATAGCGTTGATGATGGGTCACTTCACGGGCAACGCCCCGGATGTTTCCATGACGCAGCGATACATCGTGACGCGACTCCAGCTGTCGCCCGCAGCGTTCCAAGCGTTTATGATTCCTGGTGCCGAAAGAGCGGCGGCAGAGAACGAGGCTTACAACAACCCGACAAACAACTTCGATGACTTCGACGACTTCGATATTCCCGAGGACGAACAGCTCGTTATCCCCGAGAGACCGCAGACCGAAGCATCGTAAACTATTAACACAACCTCAGCCCTACCGCATCACGGAGAAGCGGAATGATTATGAAAAAATGTATTTTACGAGCAAGAAGAGTTTTCTTGTTGAACAGAACCCAGACGGAACGTTACTCATTACCAAGACTTCAACAATGAAGCCTTTGGAAAACGCAGGCTCGTTCATCGTCTCGCAAGGAGGCATCGAAGCCATCCTCTCGAAGTGCAAGGAAGTCACCGACGAGGAGTTTCTTGAAGACCGCAAGCAGCTCCTTATGCGCAACGAGCAGGCAAAACTGCGCTCCCAGGAACTCGCCCTTGCCAACCGCAAGCGTCACGAAGAGGACTACAAGGCTGTATTCAACGATAGCACAGTTGAGACGACAGCGGAGAATATACGCATACTTCTATGCTACCTCAACGACATCAACTGGGGAGTATGGCAGCTTCCGTCGATGACTATCGGCTACACCTGCAATCAGTACGACTGCGACGGCAAGACCGCAACGACCATCACGCTCGACACTCCTATAGAATATCGTGGCGAGCAGGTATCGCAGTTCCAGCACGGAGCACCAAGCGGACACCTCCGACACTATCATAGACTCTAATAGTTAAACCGCAATGAGCAAGGAAAGATTTGTACTCCAGCCGTCCAAGGAGATGCAGGACGGCTGGGTAGCCACCGACACGGAGAACGGCATCGTGCTGCGCTTCGAGAACCACAAACTTGAACAAACACTGCGCTGCACGCCGCTCCTCACAGACGGACGCGAGCCGACCGCAATCGAGCTTGCAACCGCAATCAGAGAGCTGCTTGACTGGCTGCGAGAAGAACATAAGGATAAGGTATTCTGATACCATTTTATGCGGTCGCATAACACGCATTTTATATTGCCTGAATAAACATGAAATCCCGTTTGTACAGCGATGTGCAGGCGGGATTTTTTGTGCTCCAAAAACCACCGAAAATATGCCAAATTATGCGATCGCATAAGTCGCATAAAACATGGTATTTTATATATAATTTTTATCGTCGTAAACGCTTGGTTATCAATGTGTTCAACCAACTTTATGCGACCGCATGCAATCGCATCTATTATATATTATATATATAGTATATATTCATACTAACGTATTCATATATCCTATACACATAATATATAATTTTTCTCTTTCAAAGAGAGAGCGATTTTTCGTGTTGGAATTGGGTGTTGGAATTGGGTGTTGAGAGGCTACGCCTTGTCGCTGTTGACGTAATCAATAATCTTGCGCACGGCATCGTCAATTCGTTTCGTTCCGTAGGCGATGTAGTGGTCCGTCACGTCTGCCCAGGAGTGCCCGAGGCAAAGGGCAATAGTCTCGCGAGGTATCTCAAGTTCTGCACCAATAGAAGCGAATGTGTAACGAGCGGTGTACACCGTCATGCCTTCCGCTATCGGATGCCAGACGACCTTACGCAGCCTGCCCACCTTGTCCGGCACAATCTCCTTGCGCCCGATTTTCTTGAGTGCGTCGTTCCAGTGATGGCAGAAGTCGCGGTAGTTCGCATAAGCGTCAAGAGGACACAGAAGCCACCCCTTGCCCTTGTAGCGTCTGATTATTTCCATCGCCTCGGGAGGTATCGGGATGTCATACAAGTGTCCTGTCTTCGCCCTCTTGTACCTGATACGTCCGTTGTGTACGTTGGACGTCTTGAGCGTAAGCAGGTCTACCGGGTTAATGCCGCAAAGATAGAACGTCAGCAAGAACAAGTCGCGGTATATGCGCTGCCACTCCTCGACTTCGCAATCCCTTATCTCCCTCAGTTGTTCAACGCTGATGTTGTTGATGGCTACCTTCTCCTGCTTTATCTTGTACCGTCTGAATGGATAGTTTGTTGTAAGCTCGTTGTCAATCGCCCAGTTGAATACCGTGCGTATGTTGCGCAGCATGATAGCCTTGTAGTTCACGCTCGCCTCGCCCATGAAGCCGTAGAAGCCGTCGAGCCATGCCTTGTCTACGCTGCCGAACACCGCTCTGCCGTCATACTCGCGCACCTTCCGTGCCGACATTCGGTAGAGGTCTGCCGTGCCTTTGCGGCTCTTTGTGTCGGCGAACCTTTCGATGTAGTCCGCAAGAAACGTCGCTTTCTCCTCATGCGCCTCGCCCGATACCAGGGTTGTCAGCTCTCTCTTCATCTTCGCGGTGTCGGCGCCGGCATTATTCAGCAGATACGCCTCCACATCGTCGATGATGCTCGTCAATCTTCTGAGCTTCGCCCTGTAGTTCGTTTCTTTTGGCGACATCGAAAGACCCGAGAACGCAGTCAACACGTAGATACCTGTTGACACAACGAACTCCTTACCGTCATTGCGGAACAAAATCTTCACTGCAATTCGTCCGTCCTTACCCCTCTTGCTCTCTTTAGCTGCGATATAATACTTCATAGTTTTGGTATTTTTTTGTTTCGGTTTTTGCAAATTTACCCATAAAACCCGAGAAAAACAACAAGATTTTCGGTTGAAATGGGCCTGTTTGTGGGACTCTATAATTCCCAAGTCTGTAAAGCACTAATCTCCAACGACTTGCGGTGCTGCAAGAAAGTTTCCCAAGCCAGAGGTCACGGGTTCGAACCCCGCTTGCCGCTCTTGATTATAAAGTGCTGAAAATCAGTGGTTTTAGTATAGTAAGGAGGTTCTTTTTGAGCCTCCTTTTTTTGTTGCCCCAAACCCCAAAGTGGTGGTTTGGGGTGTTTTAGGGTGTCGTGTGGGGCGGTATGTGGGACTCTTTGTGGGGCGAGTCCCACGGGTCAGTTCTTCTTGAGGCGTTCCCGAAGTTCGGCTATTTCCGCCTCCTGCCTGGTTATTAGTTTGTCCTTGTCGGCAAGCCACGCCTGCTGACTTGCTATCAGCTTGTCTTTTTCCGCAAGCAACTGCGCCTGCGCCTCAATCTTTTGCTCTAATGCCGATATTTTGCCCTCTGTTGCGTTTATCGTCTGCGTGCCTTTGTAGTTATCACCGCTGATGACATTTTGCGACACAGGGCTTGCATTTGCGTTGAGCATCTGGTTGAAGGCAGCGAACTGCGCCTTGCCGATTGCCTTTTCTTCGGCGAACATCTCGCCGATGCCGTTGCGCAGCCACTCGAAGTTTACGTTGAAGGCGTGGGCAATCTTTGCAAAGTAATTATCCGTAAACTTAACTTCGCCCGACAGACGCTTGTTAAGGTTTGAAGGCTCAACACCGCATCTTCTTGCAAATGCGGCTTGCGAAATTCCGATGTGCGCGATAAGGGCATCAACCCTTTCGATTGCGCTTGTATTGTTCTTTGGCTGCATAATTGTTAATTTTAGGGCGTTTATTGTTAAGATGATAATGCACGAAGTTAAACGATGTTAAGGTGATAACAATTTTATCAGAAAAACATTGTTATTTTGATAATTGTTACTACCTTTGCAATCGTTGACAGAGCGCAGCGAAACGAACCCAATCAGCTCGCAAAACGCTCAATATATGTTTAATATGCAAATGTAGCAATTATAAACGAGATGACAAAGAGAAAAAGAATAAAACTTCGGCAAGGCTGCCAAATTAAGTTGGCAGAAGACTGCGGAGTAGGGGTGGCAACCGTCAGACGTGCCCTGCAATGGGAACTTGACTCGGACATTCAGAACCTCATCCGCAAACGAGCACATGAACTCGGATACGTCAGACGCTGGTAACGGACGGCACTGCCGTCACAACATAAACCAAACTTAAAGCAAGAAAGATTATGAAACAGGCGACAGTAACACAGATTGAGAAGATATGGCTCTCGAACAAGGAGGCGCAAGCGTACCTCGGCGTGGGCATGGACTTTCTCAAAAACCTCCGTTCAAGCGGACGTATCCCGTTCTTTAAGGTCGGCAATACGGTGCTCTACCGCAAGCGCGACATTGACAGGCTCATCGAGAAAAATAGAGTATGTTAGAGTTAATAGTACATTCATAATAATGGTTTTAAAAACTTTTGTTTCGGCGATATTTTAATCGCTTCGTCGTGAGACGGTTTTTCTGCACTTAGAAGTATTATCACACATAGGTTATAATTTAATTGTCAAATTAATTATCAAACAAACATGTTTCAAGCGTGAAACGAAACCTGCGGTCGTCGCGAGGTGGTCGCAGGGTTTTCAAACAACGCGGAGTGGTGCAAAGGTAAGCACGTGTGGGTCAGATTTCTTTCATAGGGTTAATAGATAGAATCGCTCATAATTAGTCAGTCGTAAGTTAAATAAGCAGTTAGCCCCACAAGATGCAGGTGTCGTAACCGCCTCCGCGACTTGAATTTGTTGTTATTGTTTTTGGTGGAAAACAGTTTGTAGTTGATTTAAATTTATTGTTATTATTTGATAAAATTCCCCGCAAATCTGCGAAGACAAGCGGGTTTAACAAGGTCGGAACGCACGATTGGAAGTGCTGAGAACTATGGATAGGGCGCAGTTGTCTGTTTTTAAGCTTTAAATATTCTGGATGATGCCATTTGCTGAATAAATTCCTAATGCCCGAGCCTCGGAAAGTTCTTGCGGGTCGCTCCGCTTCCGACCACAAAGTAAAGACGTTCTTTGATTTGTTGACACACAGAAGAAAGGCATATAGGACGGCGCGAGACTGACAATCCAAGACCGCCGCATCAAGGATGCTGAGTAACGAAAGACCTGCTAAAGCATCTCCTGACGTAGCGAAAGCCGTGAAAGCGGATAGAATGAACCATGCCGGACTCTGAATTGCCGGCACAGGCAAAGCGAAAAGGAACGCAGTAGGCTGCACGTTGAGCGTGCAAGACGGTGCACCGCAAAAGGTCTATAAAGGTGCGGAAAACAATAGACAGAGACTTTATTTAGTGTTTGTCATATTATATAATCAAAGAGGAGAGTGCGCGAATGGTAAGGCGAAGTCCTCGGAACCTTATACGAGTTCCGGGACTATGATACTGGTTCGATTCCAGTCTCTCCTCCTGCTTTCTAATTCTTTTTTAATATTGGTTAGTGAATATGTAACTGATAATTTCAATCATTCAAAGAGTAGTTGTGTGTGCCGTTCGTGAGGATAGCACGCATTGTTTTTTTAACTAAAAAGAAACTAACGTGAAGCAAACGAACATCTACAGCCACAAAGGAAGGCTGAAAGAAATAACAATTCGGGAATATCCGTATTCTTCCGCCGGAGAGATAGCCGCAAGACACGGCGTTTGCAGCGGCTCGGTCTGGTACTGGGTGAAAAAACTGAACCTCCAGCAGACGGACGAGACGAAAGCAGGATACTCGAAAAGACACGGGGTTGTATCGCAAACACAATCAAGACAAATCTCGAGGTCAAACGAAAGAGCATGGAAACGAAAAAGCGCACATGATGATGGAGCGGTTCCGTGTAATGTCGGGGATGCCTCAGAAGACAAAATTGCGCATTGCGACGCGACCCACCAAGGCGTACAAGGCGATATGTACCTGGTGAATATGCGCAACTACTTCCGTGACATTGAGGTGGGTGGCAGGTTCACGCTCTATTACGACGAACAAACGAAACGTTCCGGCAAGGAAGACTACTACACGAAATCCTGCGGACTGACGTTTGAGCAAGTGCGAAATTAGTTCTTCATATATTAACCATTAAAACCAAGCCGACAAGGACGGCTTGCAGGTGCGAATCCTGCCGTTTTGAAAACTTTTTTGATTTTTGATTAAACTTGTTCGGTAACAAGTTGGGATTGCGTCATTGGCACCTGTAAGCCATGAACGCTGCAAGCAAGGAGTGACGGGTTCTTTTCATCTATGTTTGTAACAATTCAAGCCTGTCATGTACCGAGCCTCTGGGAGCAAAACACACCGAGCAGGGTTGAAATCCCTGCAATCCCTCTATTTTTAAAACGACTGAATATTATGGGAATTATATTTTCATCGGTCATCATAGTTCTTTTGCTCGTCGTATTCGCAGCAGTCACCCAGGCTGCGGTCGAGTACCTCGTTGACTGTGACGACAATAACACGAAAAAGGAGATGTAGCTCATGGGTAGAACAAAAGGATGCCATGATTGCATCTGGGGCAACTGGCCCGAGATGTGCAAAGACCCGAAGCGAGACCCGAAGTCAAACTATTGCTGCTGCCAGTGGGAATGGCGGCATGAATAAAAACATAAGGAATGAACATAAGCGAAGTATATGAGCGCATCCGAGAACGAGAGTCGGGCGCAAGTGCAGAGTCTCGTACACGAGCAGAGCTGCACATACAGAAGATTAAGGAACTCCGAGAGAAGCACAAGACGTTCATCAAGATGCCGCACACGAAAGCGTGTGACCTGGTGAAATACTGCCTTGCTATTGACAGGAACCTCGGTATCAACCGAATACATGAAAATGCGTTCGGGTTTATCTTCTTCAAGTATCAGTAACTAATTCTAAAAACATAAGGCAATGAGATCAAGAACAGCAGTGTGGTACGAGACCACGGTACGCTACGAGCGTTCAAAGGGTGACGAAAACAATATCGCTACGGAAGCATACGCCGTGGACGCATTGAGCTTTGCAGAAGCGGAGCAGAGAATTATAGAGGAGATGGAACCGTATTGCTCGGGCGAGTTCGATGTGAAGAAAATCGCAATCGCTCCGTACAGAGAGGTGTTTTTCTCCGGGGTCGAAGACGATGACAAGTTCTTCCGTGCAACCGTCACAATAATTACGCTTGACGAGCGCACCGGCAAGGAAAAGAAACACAACGAAAACTATCTCGTTCAGGCGAAAAACATCGAAACGGCACGCCGATATGTCGTAGATGCGTTTTTCAATACGGCAATAGAATACGAAATCAACCGCCTCGTAGAGACAAAGATACTCGATGTGTTCGAGAAGTAACATGATTTTAAAAACAGCATAACAAATGGAAAATAACGAATACGAAGTGCTGCAAGTGCAGCATGATCAGAACATCGTTCAGTTGGACGCAGTAGAGCGTGCCAACGTAGACTCGCAAGTGGCAACGGCAAAGCAATATCCGAGAAACGTCACACGAAGCATCAACAACTCAATCGCTATGGCGACTATGGATGTAAATACAGCGCAGAGCTGCGGTTACGCCCTCACTCGCGGCGGCAAGCTATCACCGGCCCGAGCGTGCATCTGGCTAAGTTAATCGTATCCAACTGGGGAAATATCCGTGCCGAAGCAAAGGTTGTTCAGATTACCGACAAGCAGGTTATCAGTCGTGGTACATGTTGGGACTTGGAAAACAATGTGGCGACCGCTTTCGAGGTTCGTCGTTCAATCGTAGGCAGCAGTGGCAAGAGATATTCGGATGATATGATTACCGTTACAGGTAATGCAGCAAACGCTATCGCATACCGCAATGCTGTGTTCGCCGTTATCCCGAAGGCTGTTACTGACAAGGTGTATCAGGCGGCGCAGCACTGCATCACCGGCGACCTCTCTGACAACGACAAGTTGATTGCTACACGCAAGAAGTGTATTGACTACTTCAAGGACGAGTACGGCATCACGGAAGAGGAGGTTGTAATGATTTGCGGAAAGCAGACCGTCAACCAAATCAAGGCTGAACAGATTGTTCTCCTACGCGGTGTTCAGCAGTCGCTTGTAGATGGCGACACAACCGTCGAAGAGCTTATGAAGCCGTACCGCAAGGAAGAAAACAAGAAGAATGTCGCAGCCAAAGCAGCTGAAACCGCAGTGGCCAACGCTGCAAAGAAGGAGGCTAAGGCATGATTACAAACCAAATAATGAAACGTCCGCTTGCCGACTTTACCGTTGAGCAGCGGACGAAAGACGGATATTTCTGTCTTACAGGGTTGCTTAACAACTGGAACCTAAAGATGGGAACCAAGAAAGAGTTAAAAGACTATTTTGAAAATAAAGCAACCCAGGAGTTTGTAAAAGCTCTTGCAGACGAGGAAAATCTACATGTGGACAAATCCCCCTATGTAAAATCAAAGGCTCGTCTCGATCGTGGTGGTGGAACTTGGGGGCATCCGTTATTGTTTATAGATTTTGCCATGTGGTTAAATCCACACTTCAAAGTCAAAGTCTTAAAATTCGTTTCAGACCAAATGCTTACATATCGCAATGAGGCAGGCGACGCTTATAAACAGCTATCTTCTGCCATGAGCAAAATCTGTACACCGCATCAGATGAAACGTTACATGCCCATTCTTGGCAAGGGGATTAATTATATAGTCGCAGGGCATCACGAACATCAGCTCCGCAACGAGTATGGTACAGAGGAAAAGCAGAAAGAGTATTTTGAACTTGAGAAACAGGTTGCAATGCTCGTCAATGAAGGCTTTCTTAGAACCCCAGAAGATGTCGCTAATTATTTGAGACGCAAGTTTCAGAACAAATACTTCTAAGATATGATAAGTACAGAAGGCAATCAGCGCGAAATCTCATGGTTTCGCAGTCGCTTCGGAAATTTCACAGGTTCCGAAGTTCACAATCTTATGAAGTCGGGTCGCAAGAAGGATGAGGTGTGGTCCGAAACGGCAAAGAGCTATATGTACAAGGTAGCCGCAGAACGTCTGTTTAACCCCGACTTCCTCAACGACGATGATGTGTTTGATGACTATCTCCATCAGACGAACTTCACCTCCAAGGCTATGCAGTTCGGTATTGAGCAGGAGCAGTACGCCCGAGAGACATACATCAAGCTCAACAACGATGTCGAGGTGTTCGAGGTTGCATCCTGCAAGCACGATACCATACCGCACTTCGCAGCCTCGCCCGACGGCATCGTAAGAGGCACGGACTTGAAGTGCCTGGAAATAAAGTGCCCGAACATCGCAACACACATGATGTATGTGGATAAGATACACGACGGCGCATCACTGAAAGAGGTCAAGCCAGAATATTATTGGCAGACGATGGCAGAGATGGCTTGCACCGGCGCAACGGAAACGGACTTTGTATCCTATTCGCCGTGGCTTCTGAACCCTATACATATCGTAACCATTCTGCGCAACGACGAGGACGTCGCGCTGCTTGAAGAGCGCGTGAAGCTCGCGAACGCTTTCGTGGAAGAAGTTATCAACAAGTCAAAATCCTAAAAATTATCATGGACGTAGTAGGAAAAATCATAGCGGCCCTGCCTCCCAAGAGCGGCACGTCGCAGTCAACCGGCAAGCCGTGGCAGGTCAACACCTATGTGTTGCAGACCAACGAGCAGACACCGAAGAACATAGCCTTCGACGTGTTCGGCGCGGAGCGTGTCGAGCAGTATAATCTCAAGGTGGGCGATATGGTCACAGTGTCAATCGACATCGACGCTCACGAATACAACGGACGCTGGTACAACCAAATCAGAGCATGGAACGTCGTGAACCATGCTTCGGCACAGCAGCCGACCGCACAGCAGGCACCACCTCCGACACCGCAGCCTGGCACCTTGTTTCCGCAGCCACCTGCGCCAGGAGCACAGCCCGCACCGTCAGCAGGAACTGACCAACTGCCCTTTTAACGTTCGCAAATACGTTCTGTGGGCACAAGCCAACCTAAATGCTATCATAGTAGGGTAGGGCACCTCCTGCCCTACAAACCAAGTGAACTACCCATAGGCTAAAGACCTATGGGTTTTACGGTACATTTTATAAAAGTCATTGTTATGAAAAACAGAATTTCCCTCGATTTGTCAAACATGGAAGCCTTTAAGGAGCTGACCAACATACAACTTGGCGAGCTTATGAGGGCTGTATTTGCTTACGCTTCCGACGGCACGATGTTGTCCGAGGATGCTGACCAAGCCGTTCGTGTCGCGTTCGCCTTTCTGAAGGCGGACGTGGACGCGGAACGCGACTCGTACAAAAGACGCTGTGAGCGCAACAAAGAGAACGCACGCAAGCGTTGGGCGAAGCGTAACAAAAGCAAAAGCGCACACAAGACAAGCACGCCTAAAGATGTGGCAAGTCCTGTATTGCAGGAAAAGACCGCAACGGTAGACTACGAAAAGCTCGTTGCCTACTGGAACCGCCGTGTGGATGAAACAAAGTCCTCAATGGCGAAAGTGCTCAACATCACACCCTACCGCAAGAAGCTGATCGAGGAACGACTTGCGGAATATAACAATGACAACAAGGCATTACAGAAGGTGCTTGACAAGGCTCTCGCAGACCCTTATCTTAACGGCAAAAACCCGTCAAAATGGGTTGCTGACTTCAACTGGCTACTAAAACCCGAAAACTTCTCACGGCTTGTAGAGAGCGGCATTACAGCTTCAAGCGAACCGAAACCGCAGGCTGTGAAGGTAACGATTACTGAACCCGCTTTGACAAGCGAACGTCTGGAAGCGGAACGACACAGAGAGGAAATAGAGTTCACACGCGCTGAGCAGCAACGTAACAACCTCCTTGCGGCTACCAAGCTGCGGACAGTAACCCGAACTGCATCCAGGCAAGGATAGCATACAACGCCTACGAGGACGGCACACTTGCGAGACTCGGTATAGAATGGACTCCTAAAACATCAACCAATGGCACTGAAAGACGAAATACAGAAATGGCTAAGCGAGCATCCTGACGCAACAGTTGAGGAAGCGATATGGGCAGGAGCATACATCGAAATCGACTTATGGTGCAATAAAACAAAATGACAATGACAACAACAACCGGAATAATATTACTCGTAGCCTACGTCGCCTTTGTGGTAGGCTCAATCGGCTACACAATCGGGTTTCTTCACGGAAGCTCCGCAAAACATAGCGAATATAATGAACTTTAGCCTATGGAAGCAATGGATAAAGAAGCCTACGAAATCAAAAAAGACGGCATGACGCGAGCTGAACGCAGAGCGTACAAGCGTATGCTGGCGAAACAAAAGAAAACAAACTCATGAAAAAAGAAGTAAGAATACCGATTTTGGGTGTAATTGAAGAAAGCGAAACCTTTACTGGGAACGAACGCTATTTTCTTGACTATTACCCACATGGCGAAGGAGTTTATCTTGTAAAGATAGGTAGCTGTTCCAGGGAGTTACGCGATGTGCGCATCCGAAACGAAAAAACACCAAATGACAGAATAAAGTGCGATTTTGGCATATTCCCTATTTCTTCGTCGGCTATTGTCGAGGAGATAAAGAAGGAGCACGAAGCAACGTTAAAGGACTATATCGAGGAGTGTTGCGTCAAGATACTAACCTCGGTAAACGCCAATCGTGACGATGTGAGAAATGTAGACGAGAAAATGAGTGTCCTCATAAAACAACTTACCTCTGATGCCACATGCCTCAAAGAAGCTCTCAATTCTATCAAGGAAGATGGCGTTGCATCCGGCAACGGAATTAGCGAAAAGACTTTGCTTGGAGCACTGGAAATTGTAACAAAAAAAGGACAATAATATGGCAAACGGAAACAAAATTATCGCCTATAAAGGCTTTGACAAAGATTTTAAATGCCGAGGTTTTCAATACGAGGTCGGCAAAACATACGAAATGGACGGCAATATTGCATGTTGCAACCGTGGCTTTCACGCTTGCGAGTCGCCAATGGAGGTGTTCGACTATTATGATATGCTAACCTCTCGTTTCGCAGAAGTGGAACAATCCGGCAAAATGGACAAAGAAGCCGATTCAACAAAGACGTGTTCTTCGCGTATTAAAATCAAAGCAGAACTAAAACTTGCCGACATCATCAATTTTGGTGTTGAATGGCTGAAAGAATTTACTATGCCATCCAAGATTGAAACAAATAACAGTTGCAATAAAGACTACTCCGCTAAGATTGGTTCATCGGGCAACTCCGCTCAGATTGGTTCATCGGGCAACTCCGCTCAGATTGGTTCATCGGGCGACTACGCTCAGATTGGTTGTTGTTGTCATTGTCATTTTGTTTTATTGCACCATA